AACCTTGGCAAGTAATATTAATACTAGTGTGCTTGGTAGCCAGTTTCACGGCTGGCTACCATATCCGGGGAAATGTAGCCAGTGATTCGATATCCAAGACCGACACGTCCGCCAAGGTGGATACGATACATGACAGCATCCCGTACCCGGTCTATGAGACACTGGTACGAACAATACCTGAGCCTTTTCCTGTCTACATTACATTAGACGGTGATACGATTAAGGAACCTATATATGTCCCGGTGCCGATAACTCAAAAGGAGTACAAGACGGATGATTATCGGTTATTTATATCCGGCTATAAGCCTAATCTTGACTACATCGAGGTTTATCGTAAGACTGAGTATATAACCAAGACGATCTCCCCCCGTAGATGGGGAATCGGCGCGATAGCCGGTTATGGGATCGGAAAGCATGGCTTGTCACCCTATGTCGGGATAGGCGGGTTTTATAGAATTTGGTGAGGCTTCCATGGCTCACGCCCGAGAAACCTCTGATAATAGAATGAATGCGTTATATGAATAACAAGGGCTGACGTTTTTTGTTCATGATTAATTTAATATTAGTTTGATGGTGACTTCGTGAGAACGAACCGGAAAGGGAGGATAAAGAAAAAGAATCTTCCCTAAATAATCGGATCGGAAGTTTGATTATTTTTTCATGCCACGCACGACGGGAAGATTCTTATATGTCTTTCTGCCGTGCATTTTTTGTGCCCGGCTTTGATAGTAAAACAAACCACGAAATAAAAAGTTTATGAATAAGGTGGAAATTTTTTACAAGAAAGTGATAGAGGCGGTATGCAAGGAGTGCGGGACCGATCCGGTAATGATGTTTAGCAACAACAAGGAGCGCAATGTTGACGCTAGGGGAGTGGCTATAACCATACTGGCCGATCGCAAGTTAAGCGACAATATCATATCCGATCTGACGGGGATGACGAGGCAGGCGGTCAACAGGATGCGTAACTTGTACCCGGACAGGATCAAGAGGAGTTACTATCTGAGGAGGACGGTGGAGAGCGTCAAAGAGGAGCTATCCGGTACGGCCTGAGGTGTGTTATGTTATATGACATGTGATTTGTCTATGAAAAAATTTTCATATAACAAAATTTTGTGCGACATTTGCGGCGTGAAAGATAACGATTCGGCCTCGGCGGTGCAACAATCCGTATCGGGGCTTTGTTATACCCATATAAATATCGATTTCTTTAACAATATAAATATGAGAATGAAGTAAAGATGGCACTTACTAGCATAGATTACGCACGGTTAATACAATACACTGCTCAAAGAAAGCACATGGTATTGTTAAATAAGACACAGATCAATAAGATCTTGTTTTATGTTTACGGTGCGTATTTGGCTGATACTGGTAAGGCGTTATTCTTGGATGATACACCTAAAGCTTGGACATATGGCCCTGTATTTCCTAAACCCAATAAAAAGGTTGACACGAGTGAGATTATAAAGTCTTTCCCTCCTGAAAAGGTGGCCGAATATAAGGCTGATCCCAAGGCTTTAAATCTAATAGTGGAGGTTGTTAATAGCATGTATAACAAAAGCGCCATATCGCTTACTAGATGGTCTCATGTTGAAGGATCTCCTTGGTATGATACCATCTATGAGAAAGATGAAAATGGCGACATAAAGAGTCAGAGGCCTTGGAATACTAGAATAGAAAATGATCTTATAAAGGATTATTTCTCAAAATCGCAAAATAGGATATTTGGATGAGTAATAATGATGATTTATTTAGTTCCAATAGTCAAATTAGATGGTATCATTATGTGATACATATAGGTTATTACATTCCTTACTGGATCCGTTTTATATTCAGCAAACCATTTAAGGAAACAAAAAAAGACCTTGATATATTGGAAACCGTAAATACATTATTGGATTCGGAAACTACAGATGAAAATATAAACAAGTGCAAGGAACTTACCCACTTGCATCGTGTGATAGAAAACACAAAAGCAAGAAGAAGGCTGGAAAAGTGGTCTTTAAGGGTTATAGCCTTATATTTATTCGTTGTATTGTCTATAGTCGTGTTATGCTATTCTCAAATTCCATTTGTTAGCAGGTTCATTCAAATAAGCGTTCCTCCTAATATTATGATTACAATATTATCAACAACAACCGTAAATATTATAGGTCTTGGATTAATAGTATTACGGGGTCATTTTTTGGCAAACAATAAGTCAAGCGATGGCAAAAATAACAATGAGTAGCTCCTTTCCATATCATTATAAAGCCTCCCTTAAAAGGTAAGAGCGTCGTCAACACAAATTGGCGGCGCTTTTTTTGTGTCATCCCCTTCCGCAAAGAACTAGCAACAACCTCGCAACAAGCTAGCAAGGAGATATTTATTTAGCAAGGCACTTCTCTTGATTTTTGTCGTGTCCGGTAATGGTGCCGGATTAACGACAAAAATTAAAGATAATGGATAGAAATTATTTTATCGGCACTCCCGAGGGAGGTAATTCCGGTGGAAGTAAGTTTGACATCATGGCCTTTCTCCCGAGCTTGATGGGCGGTGGTGGAAAATCGTTGGACCCCAACTTGGTCGCCGCGTTAATGAACAACAAGGGCAACCAAGACGCTTGGGGCGGAGGCGGTTGTTGGTGGATCTGGATCATATTGCTGTTCTTCGTATGGGGCGGCTGGGGTGGCAACGGCTTCGGTAACAACAACGGGGCCAACGGATTGCCCGCTCAATTGAACAATGACGCTGGGCGGGAACTATTAATGAACGCCATCCAAGGAAACGGAACGGCCATCGGCCAATTGTCATCTTCCTTGAATTGCTCTACGCAGCAATTACAAAACGCTATCTGCCAGATCCAAGGACAGATCCAGAGCGTGGGTAACCAAGTGGGCATGAGCTCCCAGCAGATCATCAACGCCATTCAATCCGGCAACAACCAGATGTTGACGCAGATCGCCGAGTGCTGCTGCACGGTTAACAACAACATCACCAAGATGGGCTATGAGAACCAATTGGCTAGCTGCAACCAGACAAACACGCTGGTGAATACGATGAACAACAACACGTTGACTCTTCGTGACTCAGGCCTGCAGAACACCCGTGATATCATCAACGAGGTTCGTGATTTCAAGAACCTGTATCAACAAGACAAGATGGATCGCTTGACGGCTGAGAACCTAGCCTTGAAAGGACAGATCTCCCAAAGCAACCAGAACGCCTATTTCGCCGCGACTCTCCAAGCGCAGACCGCCCCGCTAGGTAACGCCTTGGGTGATTTGAGCTCAAGATTGGCCAAGATCGAGTGTAACCAGCCAGAGGTGGCGAAGGTTCCTTACTCTCCCGTGGTAGGCATACCCACTTGCGTGGCCGCCCAGTACGGATTAGGCCTAGGTCTGGGTAACTGGGGAAACTTCGGTAACGGATGGGGTTAATAGTCAATAACCTAAAAATAAAGAGTTATGGCATTCATTAGTCCTTTCATAATGGCGAACAAGAACGGTATCCCACGTTTGGAGAGCACGGGCGTTACGGTCGGGACGACCAACGTTCGTTTCTCCTTCCGCAATCACCCGTTCCTGTCAGCCCCGTTTAGCGGGTTGATCTTGTTCCGTCTGGCCCAGCCTATCCCGGCTGGTACTACCGGGACGTTGCCGGTAGTGTTTGACACGAACGGCTCCACGCAGGCGCTAACGACCATTAACGGCGCGGATGTCACGGCATCCGATATTACCGGAACCGGGATTTACCTGTGTTACTATGAGTCGGGAAATAATACGCTCCAGATAATGACGGGAGTGGTGTGATAGAGTATCAACGAGAGACCGGAGCGATCCGGCTCTCATAAAAACCAAGAAATATGTTCAAGAATCAGAGACAAGGGAATCCTTTATATATCCTTCATAAGGGGAATACGCCGTTTTGTGAGGTTGGAAGCATAGTCAGCGTGTCCCCTCCGAGACCGGAGAATCCAAATTTCAATATGTATGGTCCGCAAGCTAAAATCGTGGTGGACATAAAGGCCAAGGTAGGTGAGGACAACGTCAGCTTCTCCAACGTCTTGTCCGACGTCACCATTACGGATTACCCCACTACAAACGGGGAGAAACTGGTTGTGTCATGCGATCTAGGTGCCCTGAATACGGAGATCAACGCCATGATGCAGCAAAGCCGACAGGCACTTGACAGCATCGATTACCATAAATCCGTGATTGAGGGGTGCGAGAAGATGCTGGTAATACTGAACCCTGAGTTTGCCCGGGAGAAGGAGAGGGAGAGTGAGATCGCTAACATGAGAAACGAGATGTCCGATCTGAAGGAGGCTAACGCAAGGTTGGTTGCCATGATGGAGCAACTTGTCGGTTCCGTGAACGGTAATAATAACAATAATAAAAAAACAGAGTGATATGGGAACATATAGCAGAAAACTGAAGGAGCTGATCGAGGAATTCGACGCCATGGAAGACGAGGATATGTTGGAACTGGCTAAGGAGGCCTATAAGCTTGGCTGTAAGGAAGGGAAGCGGAAGGCCATGGAAGGCTATGGCAACCGCATGGAGGAAGACGATGACGATGAGTTCGAGGACGACGACGAGTTCCGTGAGATGTGGGAGCGTGGCGGCTACGGCAACCGTGGCGGCGGTCGTGGATCATCCGGGGGAGGCTATGGCAATCGCCGTGGGGTACCGGGCACCGGACGCTACTCGAGACGATATCGTAGATAACCATGAGGGGGGACCGGTTTCCCCCTCCTAAAAAACAGAGGAATATGAGACTAGATATGTATGATGATTTCCCTTCCGGGATGCGATCCTACCTGAAGGCGTATGGCTGGCATTTCTCCAAGGCTATGTGCGATTGGGCCGTATCCATGATGGAGAAGGAGGACGGAAACGGGAAGAAGGTCAAGATAACCCCTTTCACCAAGGAGCAGGTGGATGAGATGCTGAAGAAGTATAGCGTTGACGTGAAGAAAAAGGGTGGATACGACTATGTTTACGCCGCCAACATGTGCAAGGCCGATTACCTTGGCTCCTCCGTGCCTAACGAGCAGTACGCCGCTCTTTATGTCAAGAACGTCTGCGACGATCCGGACGCTTACGACGGGAGAGTGTTCACCCGGTTCTACGCTGATTGCATCGGGTCCGGCACGCCTATAATCTGGGAGGAGATGATGTGATGGGAGGCTGGGGCTACATACTGAGGATCTTGAAGGGAGAGTCCCCCAAGGACGTGCTGGCGAGTATGCCGGAGAAGGATTTTGACAAGGTATCCGAGGTGGTGGGCAATCTCAAGGCAACCAATCTCACCCGGCAACAAAGGAGGAGGATAGAGCGGGAGTTCAAGACGGTAAGGAGATGATACGACGGGATTACCATATCAAGAGATACGATTGGGTGATCCACGTACTGTATAACGTCACCTGCTCGAGGACATCCGATATCATAGCCCTATTGAGGAGGGTCGGTTGCCCGGAAAGCAAGATACGGGAGGCTTATGGCAATATGGGGTCGTGCAATCTGGACGTGGGACTTACTTATTCCAGCTACCGGCGGAGGGAATCCGTCATGGTGATAGGCCGGACCTCGTCCTATAGGGAGTTCGCCAATTCCCTGTTCCATGAGTGCCGCCATTTGACGGATCATATGTCCTTGGCCTTGGATATGGAGATAGGAGGGGAGCCTATCGCTTACTTGGCTGGCGATATAGGAGCCTTGATGTCCGATGAGATAAGGATGTTCATCTGCGATTGCCATCGTCACAGGAACAATATAAACGATGAGTTATGGGAAAGAAAAAAGAAGATAAAAAGAAAAAGGAATCCGTAAGACGGGAGATAGACCGCCTCACGGATTCCTTGGATTTCGAGCCTGTCAACTTCTATGAGGTGATGTCTCGGATTAGACACTTGATGTGCCTGTTATAATGAGTCTATCTCAATGACGGATTTAAGAGATATGGGATCGTCTTCCCACGTTAAGTATTTATTTGTTAATTTATAAATACTGCCTTTTGGAAGTACGATCGCCGAGTTGTGATCCTCGACGGAAAAATATTCCTCGTCATGCGCCGATCTCTCGTCCGTCCATACCTCTCCTTGCCGCACTGGGAAGTTATCAAGAATAACCTCGTCACCATTCTTGTTTACGGCCAAGAACACTATCGTTTGCTTGCCTAGTTTCATAAATTATAATTTGCTTATTCGATTTGATGATTACTTTTACTCATGATTTCTAATTGTTTATTTTAAATACTTATCTATATAATATTCACGAGGTTTGCATCTTACAATGTGATAATCTATCTGATATGTATTACATGCTAAAGAGTCATTGAAAGCAATTTCTTTGTTTGGATACACCATATCAATACATGTTTTGGGGAATGGATGTCCTTTTATCCACTCTTCAATGTCATCATACCAATTTGGTATGAGGGCATGAGGGTCAAAGATGTTCTTGCTTATTCCTATGAGTTTATTTCTCCTCTTATTGAGGATGTCAATTCGATGATAGCAACAACTAATTTGCTGGTCAATATCGCTCCTAATACGTTCTATTCGATCTGTTTTATTCATATTCTTCTTAGTTGTAAATTAAAAAGGTTCGTCACTAGTCCCTTGTAGGCGTTGACTGTTTCTGGTGATAATACCATAAATTCATTATTCTTTAGATTTACACTATTAATATTTTTCGTTTCTCTATGCTAAGACAATTAGGGTCTTCATTCGAAGTAAACCAAACAAGATACCATGTGCCGTTTCTAAATCCTTTCCACATCTTACCTTCATATCTTCCTGTTGGTATTGTGGTCGAATATTCTTTCAGACCTTTAAATGTCTGTTCGCTCATAAGAGCATGAGTATCGTCTAATTCGATAAACCGTCTGTGCGGCTGTTTCCAATGTGCCCCTAGCGGGTCTGTGATTGGGGGAATTATCTGTTCTCCGTTCATACTCGTTATTTTTTTAATTATGAGCCTTCCCGGGAAGGCTCGGTTAATACTATTCCTCTAGATCGGGTATAGGCATCCAATGGGTAACACAAATTTTATCACCATTAGTATCATACCATTCATTACATTCTCTGCAATACCAACCCTGTTGTAAGTATTTAAAATAATTAGTACACCAGCAGCCAGTTATTACCAGATCTTCGTCATCAGGTAACTTATCTTTTGCACTTACCCACGGTGATTGCTTTGCCTGCCATTCGGCACCTGCTATAAAGCCGTGGTAATATGCAGGGAATGCACTACCGCTACTCCTGCTTTCAGCGAAGAAATGAGCCGCTTCTTCTACCGTCTGTCTCTTATCAATATCTCTTTCCATTGTTAATGCTTATTGTTTAAATATCCACATTCCGCAAGCTTACAGAGCATACCATAGGCTACATTTAAGATTGTTACATTCTCGTTGAAATAGAACGATAAATCCTCTAACACCTCAAACTTACCAAATAAATCAATTTTATCATATCTGAAAATCATTTCTGATATGTACCAATTCAATGTATAGTCATCTATCTGTTTTGGCATGAGAGCCAACATATCTTGCAAGGTAAATGTCTTGCCATGCTCATTATACCGTTCAGCATAGAAATTAACACTGACTGGTATAAACTCGATTTCATCATCTTCACTATAATCACAACTTGGCCGGGTGCTTATAAACTTCATGCTCGCGCTACTCACGTCAATACCTAATTTAATAAGGTGTTGCATTTGTTCTACTGATAATACCTGTTCATTCATAATTATTTACGTTTCTCAATATTACTATTAATTCTACATAAGACAAGTAGGATATAAACATGCGTCATGCATATCTTTCTATAAAATATCCTCACAAGCTCTACTATTGCAATTTACCGGCTTTTGGTGCAATGAGCACCAAGCATCCCCGTTTGCGTCTTCATCCTCGATAAGTTTGCAGTCTCCGCATTTAACCGCTAGGAATTTCTTATTAAAATGTCCTTCTCTTATGAGCCACTCAATAGCGTCAACCACATTGTCCATCATGTTCTCCTTGTTGAAGGAGTTTGCGCAAGTGTAAGTCTTGTCACCTTCCTCGTCTTCGATCTCGTCCGATGCGTACATGAACTCAACGAAATTTCCGGATAGGTAATAAACCATTCCGTCAATATTATCTTGGTATGATTTAGGCATCATGTCTATCAGCTTGGATAGAGACCAAGCGGGACAATCGTCTTGATATGAATGATCGTAATCAGGGCTATCTCTAAGAAGTACACTTTCTGTCAAAGTGTATGTCTCTCCATATACATCATAGAAAAACTTTCCTTTTTCGTCTTTACGGATATCCTCCCATGGCGCTATATTGCTTTCATCGTCAACATATAGTAAAACCATGTCCGCCGTCTCCGGTCTCACCCCGGCCTCTAATAGCCGGGATGATTGTTCTTTATTCGTGCAAATTTGATTCATATTATAATTCGTTGTTAAAATATTCCTTATTATCCATATTTACCCCTCCTGTATTATGACATCCCCATCCTTATCCGTGAACACGTCCACTAAATCGTAGTAATATTGATCGTCGGACGTGCGGATCATTACCTCCGCTTCCGGGTCTTGCTCTTGGAGAAGAGCGATTAGTTCTTTATTTCTCATAATTTTCTCCTGTTGATTTAAGGGGGTACCCCTTGGACGGAATACCCCGGGTAAGTATTAGTTCTGCTCGGCAAGTTTCTTGAACTCCCCAAGCAACATATAGATCGTGGCGATATCGTCCTTGAAACGATCCACCGTTTCTCGTTGATGCACCATGAGTAATTGAATACAAGGTCTGTCAATTGTTCGCACATTTCCGATGGATTGATAACCTTGTTAATGAACTCGTTGAAGGACGTGAAATCGTATTCTTTAGCCTGCATAGCTCAACTCCTCCATCTTTGAAAATCCCAATACTAACATAAGAGAATCGAATTTGTCCACATACCACTCCGGTTGAGTTTCCTTCGGGTTGTTCTTGTTTATCTGATTCTCTCCGTATTCGAGTCCTTTCTTGGATATGGAGTTGAAATATTTGATCTTGCCTTTAGATGATTTACGTGATATACGTTCGATATATCCTAGCTCGATAGCCCTTTTGTAGAATTGATTCCGTGATACCTTGTAACCTTTCTCGTTGAGTAGATCGGTAGCCGACTTCATCACTCCCTTTGACGGTACGTAATCGGGCAATGGTAATCCAAGTGGCGTGGCTACCTTCTCCAGTAATGACAGCTTGGAAACGTCATTGAGGTTCAGCATCTCGCTTACGCCTTTCACCCATTCGATTCCGGCACGTACTTTTGTTGGGGTAACGGACGATGGTCTGGATTGGCTAATTGATTTGCTTTCTTTCAGTCTTTCCTCGCAAGCGATGAAGTAACGGCGGGCTTGCTTCCCTTTCTCGCTTCTTTGGATCATTGATACTTCTTTCGCCATGCTTAATGTCATTGCGTAATCTTGAAGTTCTTGATTCGCAAGGGTGTTAAATACTTTACACCCTACATAGTCCTTGTTTTCGTCGAAACCGTACTGTAGTTGCCGATCAAACCAAGACTGGAATCTTTCTGTACAACCTAAAAAGTCGTACAAAGCTCTTGCGCTAACGGCTCTTTTACCGTTGCTTTCTGTGATGGGGATTAACGCCCCTACGTTTGTTGTAATTTCTGCCATTTTTGAAGTTCTTTAGGCATTACAGGAAAGTTTTGTGCTGCATCCCTATTTAGTAGGGCAAGCGAAAAGCGGTTGCTTCCGACCCGTTGAACTTCACCACATAGGCAGTGGGCGCATTAACGCTCCACACGGGAGAAACAACCGCTATATCATATAGATGCAACGATCTTACAAGCATAAAAAATGCCCGCTATATACGGCAGGCTTCCGCTTGCCTATGTGTATGAAGTTCGCTGCAAATATACCACTTCTTTCCAAAACGCCAAATGAAATCCTTGAAAAATTATCCCGCCCTGTCGAAAGCCTTCTCAAAGACCTCCGGCCTTAGCAAGGCGTTGCTTATCGCCGTGAACGCCTTCACGATCCCGGGCTGCTCATTTAAGTTTATTCTCACGTCCTTTCCAGTGACCTCGCTTGATAACCGGTCACTTAGGAACTCTACCCTGCCCAAATCTAGATAGGACAAGGGATTGTACGCCAAGGGGACGATCCCCCGCATCCTTTCGCCGAAATCGTATATCGTGATCCTAGACATCTGCGCAATCATGTTTATCGTGGATGACAAGGATGCTATCCTGTTCGCCGAACCGGATACCCCGTGATCCAGCAATATCTGGCTGATCGTGTAGTAATACCGGTCTATATGAGGCTGCACGTCCTCCTCCATGCTTTGCGTTATCTCGGCGAACGCCTCCTTGTTGGCCTTGGCTATCCGGAAGATGTTCGTGTTATAAGCGTTTATCCCCCTCTCGATAGCGTTGGCCGTCCGTTTGGCGTTATGCCTGTAGTGCTCGCTATTCCTTATGGCCTCCATGAGTGATACCGTGTAGTTATACACTTGGTCGTTCAAGAAAAGCACCATGTAGGTTAGCGAGGTGACAAGTCCGTTCGTGTCCTTGTCGATCTCTTCCCAATCGTTGTATTGTCTCATTCTCCCATCCTCCGGATCATATAATCAACAACGTCCTTTACGGTAAGGCATCGTCCGGGATCATCATCAGGGATCGATATGCCAAACTCTCTCTCCAGCTCCATCAATATCTCTACCTCGTCAAGACTGTCCATCCATAGATCATCCTCCAGCTTGGATTCCATCGTAAGTGGCGTATCTTTGTGAAAAAGTCTACTCTTTATGATCTCAAATACTTTGTTTTTTATAGTTTCTTTTTTCATTGCTGTAATTATTTTTTATTGCTCTCATCATAGATGAATAGATGCCTCTATCGCCTTGAATATCTCAAATGCTACTTGTGGGACGATGGCGTTTCCGTAGGCTTTTATGGATTCTTGTCTCCATTTTGTGAAAGGAATGGCAAGGTAGTCCACATCAAAGGGTAACCCATCATATCTTCTACAAACAGGGGGTTGAGTTGGGAAGTCTTTCCATCGTTTTGCTGACAATGCTGGCCAATCATTACTGGTATATTGCATAAGGCATCGTCTCTTCTTTTCCCGTTCTTCCGAACTAACCCTGTCGGTGATACCGATGGTTGATAGTCTCTCATTGTCGGAGTCGGCAAAAGCCTTGATACAGCAAGATCGTTCAACTCCATTGTCCAGCCTTGCGATATTTTCCTCCTCGATCTCTCGTCCGTTATTTTTGAGCCATTTTTGTAGCTTCTCGCCGTAGGTGTCGGTAACATCTTTTTGTAGGCCGCCTCCGGTAATCCCTGTTGTTTGCTGTTCGGACCCCTTCGCTTGAAATCTTGTGCCGTTGGAGTGGGAAGTAGACTCACGTCCATGAATTTCGTTTTCCCGTTCTTGTCGCAAACCTTCAATCCTTGCGTCTGAACGGTCGGAAGCAATGAACCATACCCTGTCCCTCTTGTGCGGCGCTCCGACACCGCAAGCTGGAATAAGAATCGGCTGGACGGAATATCCCTCACGCTCAAGATCTCGGCAGACGGTCTCGATAACGTATTCTTGCTCGAGTAGCGTTTCCTTGTCAGACGTTTCAAACAAAGAGGCTTGACTTTCCACCGTAACCTCACTGCCGGGTTGTACCATGCTGGTGATTCCAGCAACGTTCTCACCAATGACCCAAGCGGGTCGTATCTCCCGTATTGCCCGAAGCATTTCCGGCCAGAGATAACGGTCATCTTCCGCTCCCCTTCGCTTTCCCGCCGTTGAAAATGGCTGGCAAGGAAACCCTCCTGTGAGTACGTCAACCTTCCCTCTCCACGGAGCGAAATCAGTTCTTGTAATATCGTCATATTGAATGCTTTTTGGAAAATGAAATCTCAGTACCTTTTGGCACCACTCGTTAATCTCGCAATGGAACAGGTTCTCCCATCCCATCCATTCGGCGGCAAGGTCAAATCCGCCCACGCCAGAAAATAATGATCCATGTGTCATGTCTCTCTCGTTTTAGCAAAAACTACGCTTTCATGGTCCGGCCTCAGATGGGCCATGCAAGCCTTGCTGTACTCGCAAAATCTCGCACCCTCGTCCCGGAAGACGCATCCCCTGCACGGGATCTTGTTCTGCCCGTTGTAGTACGGCCTGTACTTTTCCACGATAATTTTCATGTCTCCTACCAACACGATCAAACCGGTAGGGGTGTTTCTCAATCTCTCTGTTATTTCCATGTTACTCTATATCAGTTTTCTTTACCATTAACGGGTATGTTTGAATCATCTTTTTGAATATTCTCGGAAAAAGCCTTGGCTAATGTTAAATATTCCGGACAGGGCACGGCCTTGCGCCCCCATTCTTCCCATTGCTCATCACGCTTTTTGCGCTGTATTTCCCGATCGTAGGCTTCTAGCTGTTGGCGGCGATAAACCTTGAAGTCTATCAGGGCACGGCTTATCATCATGGGGTCTACATTGCCATAAAAAACGCCAAATGATCCTCCCTTTAACATGTGGAAAAACAATAGCAATTCCGAGGCTTTCAGAAAGTAATACTCGGTCTCAATGATCCCGGCAAGCTCTATCATTTGGTTTGTATCTATCTTCCCATTTACGCCAGTGAAATCGTTAAGGTTCTCCAATTGAGCCATTATCCAAGCGGATACCTGCTTCTCTGGGTAAGCTTGCAAGAGAGTGGCTATTGAAGGTGCCTCCCCCATGAATGATCTTTCCTTGTTCTGGGCGCAAACCTTTTGCAGCGAAGGGTTGAAGGTCTTAGCGAAGCATAATCCATCACCGTAACGCTCAATCACTCTTACCGCAATCAGAGAAGGCTTCTTGGAAATATCCGGCAAGTCTTGACTTTCTATCCGTATCCCTATCTTGTTTACATGTTCCATTGCTATTTTCGTTTGATTTGATCCTCAAATTAATTTTGAGCCAAGACGCGAAGTGACTCCTTGCGTCTTTGGGAGACTTCATACCAACATCCCGGCAAGCCATATCCTTGAAGAATTCGTCCAGATAGTCTTTGAACTGAGAGGTGCTTATGTATTGCTGCATGCATACCGTCTCGATCCAAGCGATATTAGCCTCCAAAATCTTTTTACACTCATCCAAAGGTTTCTCAACCAAATCAGGGTTGAATCCGGGATGAGATGGGGTGAGAGGAGAGCCTTTAGGCTCGTTTTTCTTATTACTCTCGCTAGAGAGTAATTCTTTTTTTTTCTTTACTTTACTTTTACTTTGTGTACTTTTTGCGGAGTTTATTGGCTTTTCTTCGGAAGAAATAATCTTTTCTTCGGAAGAAATAAGGGAAAATTCCGAAATTTCACTATTTCTTCTGCACAAATCGCAGATCTTTTTATACCGTTCCTGTATCCCTTTCGAAGTCAATATTCCATCAGACACATATAATTCATTATGAAATAACCCCAGCTTCAAGCAGCTATTAATTACCTCTAGTATATACGCCTCTTCGAACCCGGTTTGTTCCGATATAATGAATGGCAACTCTTTGTCCCACCTCATGTAGTACCCATCTTTGTAGATAATACATAGCAGGAGAGTATATACTGTTACGGCTTTACCACTTTGATACTTGATCAGTTTTCTAATGCGAATGTCTTGGAATAAATCAATATCGAAAGGGAAATAGTCAAGACCGTTTTTTTTGTTTCGTCCCATGCTTGTTTCTTTTTAGATATGCCATTTTTTATGTAGTTTTATTTTTTTAGACAATACAATATACTCCCCGGCCTAGACCGGGGCTTTTAAAATCTTAATATGTCAATCGTATTATGCTACAGGGATGAATACAGCAGGATTGTTTTTCTTTTCGTATAGTTTGCGGAGATAGTCAATAAGAGGATCGAAGGCGGTAATGAATCCCTCGTTTATCAGATCGGCAATTTTCTTCTCCAGTTGCCACAATTCACGTTGCTTTCTTTCGTCACCGTGCTTGTTACGCAACAACTTCTCATGCCCATTGAAGATTATCCAGTTCAAAGCCTCTCCGATCTTCTTCATCGCCTTTGGCATGTAATCTTTCGGAACGATCTTCATGACAGCCGAGGACAATTCCTTGTAAGCGTCACCTGCATCGTTGCGGTAGCGTATCATTTCGTCAGACACGAATTTAAGTACGTGATATTCAAATTTTGGACTTAAATACATGGCAAATTTTATAAACAAGATTGGATGCATCCATGTCCCACCATTTTTCTTGCCTCTGCACGTCTTGGATAGCGCATTTTTTAATTCCGTAAATTCTACGGATTTAAAATCTAGCTCATTTTTAGCTATTTCAGACATTAGTTGAGTTAAATTTGTGCTTTTCCAAAAGTTATCAAGGTCTCTTGTTTTTAAATCCCCGAAATTCTGGGATTTAGTTTTAATCGATTCATTCCATTGTTTTAAAAGGTTCGTTGCGTTAAAATAACCGTCACTTGTTCGTTGGATAACATTAAACTTGCCTATCTTTCGAACCATTTCTTGGCTTGTTTTCATATCTTTATTCTTTAAATTATTTCAAAGAAAAAGGGGCAAATCCATATACTCCCAATGTGCAAGACGGAATATATAGAAATGCCCTAAAAAATATCTTTATTCGACCATTAGTCTTGCATATAATGATCGTTTAATTCTTAGCTTGTACCGTAAAGGTAATGACAATTATCAAGGTGCGCAATAGGGGGCTTATACATTTTATGTCCTTTTGTTATCAAATGTTTATAAGATGGATAAAAGTTGATTTTGCAAGCAAAACCAAATGTGTTTCGACTTTGATATCTATTTCATATCGAGTTTGATATATGATTCGATATATGAATTAGATACTTGTTTTAATGTAAGTAATTGTTACTTATATGTTTGCTTATATACTATGATTAGTATCATCGAAACGTTACGATCAATTGGTTTAGTCAACTATGTTTATCAACTTTTTTACCTACAATATTATTTGCTCTATTAAATATATTTAACCAAGTAATATCCCCTATTTGATAGTCCTCTTGATCTCGTCCATCAACCTCTCTGTTATCCTCTTGTCGTGCCACTCGTGCCATTCGGTGAATAGCCCCTTGGCGGCAATGAAGAAGAAGCATGAGTTCTTTAGCTCCGTCTCTTGCGAAGACGTGATGCGTGACCATCTGAGCTGCTCTTTCACGTGCTCCAGTTCCTTGGAAAGCTGGTCGTTCTCCTTGGATAGGCGGTTGATGCGGATAGTTTGTTGACGTGCTGTTGGAGTACTCATAGCGCACCTCCTTCCAGCCCGGCTAAAATGAATGCGGACATCAATAAGATTAGTACCTTGACATAGCCGATAACGTCGTTCTTGTTATCGCACTCGAGCAAGCCGAATGACATGAAGGTTAATAGCTTGGCGATGGATCGCCATGATAGGAAGCTCGTTTCGTGAGCGGACGTGGTTGTGCAATTACTGTTGTTCGTTACACTCGCAGATTTCATAGGACTTGGCATGTTAATGAAATTTGAGTATATAAAAAAGGCTATCGCCCCACGAACCGCCAAGTCCAAGTTAAAACACAAGTGTCGTAACCCATGTGGATTGATAGCCTTTATATCTTTGTAGATATAACACGCCATGTCTAGCCATAAAAATAGCTACGACAAACTTGTTTTCTAATACTTGAACTGGCGGGTCCACTGCAAAGATACAACTCAAATTCAAAATGCCAAACAAAAAGCGGGCAAAAATTAATTTGTCCGCTCTTTAGTGAGAAATCTAATAAATTTATTTTTACCCTTTATTATGAGGTATATCCTCGCCGCTTGATTTTCTTACGAAGATAGAGGCTATGGATACAAATGCCCCGGCACCTATTATACCAGCGAACCAAGGCTTGTCTAAATATAGGGCATAAGCCGCAAGTGACGACAATACGATAATAGACAAGAAAGCGAAGAACATGCCCCACCAATTCATCATGGATTGCTTATCCTCTGACCGTTTGATGATCTCCAATTTTTTCACGTCGACATCGTGCCTGTGCTCTTGCTCCTTGATAGATGAGCTTAGAAGATAATCAACTATCTTAGGGTCAATTTCTTTATATGACGCTAATTCTTGGGGAGAAGGCAGGCAATTATCATCTACGGTATAAGTCTGCTCTACCTGCTTACCCATGCCATTGCCTGTGGCCAATTGCGTCTCCCGTTGCTTTATCTCCTGTTTACCCATGATTTAAAACCAGTTCATCAAATGATTTTCGAACATCCTTCTCTATGTTTTTCCGATCTTCAATAAGGTTCGCCTTATCCTCAAGGCGATCGCTTTTCCTGGAGAATATCTCTCGTTTTATCTCCTCTAGAGAAGGGGAGGTATGCTCATAACGTCCGGCGGCCGCATCCCGGAATGTACACGCCCCTTGACTGATGAATCGACCGATTTCTTTGATTATGCACATGTTATATTAATTTGGGTCTTATTCTAAAACTATTATATCAATCAATTATTGCGCAAAAGTATAAACTTATTTAATAAACATCCTTTATCGGATATATGTTTAACAAAATAGATTATTTTTTTCCTTTTGCGCTCTAAGGTGTTTTAGAACCACGGAATATATCCCGGTGGCGTGTTGTCCTTGTCCTTGTCCTTGAATCTTTTTAGATGCTCTTCCACGTTCAATCCCTCCCTTACGAGGATGATCGTGTTCTTGTCAACCCTTACGGGTATCCTCTTGAATTTAGGCTCCGGGAGTATATCCCCTTTTGCCTTCGTGTTCGCTTTGATCGTTCTCATATAAGTTATCGTTTATAGTTGTCGCAATACCGGAGGGCGTTCGCTACCCTCCCGGTGTTCAATATCTCGCACCATACGGCCAGACCCTTGTGGGGCTTTCCGTGCGCGCAATCTCCACATTTTACCTTTTCTTGCTCGTCTTTCTTCTTTGCCATTTCAATCCTTTATGCCTTTCTGATCCCTCAAATCCTTGATGCGTTTCTTGTAATCTTCGATCATCAATTGGTAATCGAATGCCGAGAGTTTAGAGATAGAGTGCTTTTTCACCTCAAGCTCGTTAATTACTTTTACACCATACTTATTTATCAAGCCCTTGGCATAACCGATGTTGTTGCCCTCGTCGAAACGGTTGCAAGACCTGCATTGAGCGTTGCAGTTTCTCTCGCTGTATCTGGTACCCATATGTGACCGGTTGACGAAATGTCCGCAATCTGCCTCTTTCCAATGCACGATCTTCCCACAGCTTATGCAACGGCAATAACCGTTGTTGTCAGCATCCCTTATTCTTATAAATACGGAGAATATACGGTCTAGTCTGTTCTTTAAAGAGGTTATGTTCTTTACTTTTCCCATGGATGTTTTCTTTTTTCGTTTATTAATAAGAATCCTGCCAAGATCACTGCTATAAGTCCGAGTATTGCGGTGATAAGGTATATGGCCATTGTCAAGTGATCTAAATCTTGTATTGTTCCCATGATTATATGTTTGTTATTCGTGGACGGTGCCGGGATCGAACCGGCCTCTTTACGTCATGCGCACTCCGTAACGTTTCATCCCGGAATACTTACCGCCCGAAATCCCCGCATATCCTCACGGGCGGCGGGGATAATCATTACTAAACTAAATCTAATACCATGAAAAACACACTCTAATATTAATATCCTTAGTTCTGAATCTTTATTAAATCGGGTATCGCTCCATAAATGGGAGTACGACCATCCCATTTGTCGATAAACTGCTTATAAAGAATTTCTTTAGTCAATCCTCTCGAGGTGATTAACGCTTGTTCCGTTTTCAATTGCTCCAACTCGTTGCGTTTCCGTTGCTCCGCTATCTGCTGGTCTAAAACCGAAATATTGGTGTTAACTTCATTCCTACTATCAATTTTCTCGCGAACCGCCTTGGAAAACTCTAATTGCGCCGAGAATGTGAGTAATTGAAGACCTCTTTTCTCGAATTCCTTATCTACAATCTGCTCAAGGCGTTTCTCAAAAAGAAGCGAACCTCCGTCAGCCATTAAGCTGTCGGTCTTATGTTTACGGCTTTCCTCCTTGATCAGATCATAGATGCGAGGTTCTAGTATGTTATCCTCCAATGATTGCATGAAACCGTCTTTGCCTGATTCCGTATCAGCCTTGTCTATGTGCTTGTTATCGAAAACAACGTCTATTGCCCTGTTTTTGATGACCTTGTAGGAGTAAGTGGGGCGTGCGTTAAACTCCGTATTGTCTGCGGCTTTTAACGTGACAGGGCTTCCGAACTCGCCTCGTTGGTCGAATAGCGGGACTTGAAATAATTCCGTGCCCCATTCCCAAGTTGAAACCCTGCCCGATACGACCTTGAAATCCTCCTTCCCTTGTTTCCCGTAATTTTCCATCAATACCCCAGCGTAATTAGGTGCTACACGTTCACAAGAGGATAAAAATACCATAGCGATTATCGCTATAGTAAAAAACTTAAAACTTGTCCTTTTCATTCTTGATAAAATTAAATAGTTTGTAAATTATAAATAATGAACTAGTTAACATAATGACTATTCCTAGCCATGCGTCAACATGGTTAAAAACTCTGTTCCCTACCGGAATAAAGGCTATGGCCAATATCAATATCCAGTGTTTGTTGATAAATTTCTTCATGATCTTTTTATTTATTAAACCTCCAACTCCTCGATTAATAGCTGTCCACATCCCATGAACCATACTTGGGAAGCTGGCGATTTCTGGAGCAAGGCGATCTCTATTGCGGCCTCCTTGAACTTGCTCTTGTCATGTCCGGCCTTTTGTCTGATGAAGGATTGCGTTCTCGTAATGAGATTTCCGTCCCCTTCCTTGGGATCACGGGTTATGATCTCCTTGCACTCTCTCATCTTATCCTCGATTGACTTGTTCGACTCGGACAATGATTTCTCTATCTCTTTTTTATCGATATCTACAACTCTCTTGTTGACATCCGCGTTGAACGGGAACACGTCCATGATCATTGTCTCCGTTACCGAGGCGATGGTATAATCCGCCAATGTACCCTTCATGCCGTCTTCCAATACGGCGATGGCCTCTTTTAGATTAGAGGCTTGGGCTAACATGGTAGCGGCTGTTTTCTTCTCAGACCCGCTCTTCTCGTCCAGCGTGATGAAATAAACCTTGATCTTATAGAACCGGTCACCGTTTTCGTTGAAGAACAACTCGGATAAACGAGCTCGTTTGATGTCTGTTACCGTGAATTCACCCGTGATGAAGGGGCGGATCTCCTCGATGATGCGAGCTTCCGCTTCCGTAAAAGACAGGGCATCTACTAAATAAGGTTCCGTTACTTTCTTTTGCATACCGTTCTCCAACATCTTCTCGTAGGAGACCTTACATTCAAAATAGTTGTGCATGTCGCTAATAGTTTATGTTGTATTTCTTTCTTTCAAACTGTGGGACATACCCCTCGCAAGGGGTGTTTCCGTCAAATAGGGCCGAAGCCCTTGTAGTTTCCCCATCTTTTTTAGACGGGTCTTTCCAATGCTTTTGCCGTTGATGGCAAAGGCAATGTCTTTTACAGCAATCCTCATTGAGGCAGTATTTAAGATCTCTCATTATCGTATCTCTTATAGGTTTCCAGCTTCTTGACCTCCTTTTTAAGGAGTCTGGCCGCATCCATGTATTTGACGCTGCCATAAGGAGCGGTAATAATAATGTTCGCATGCCTAACGATCTTTTCTATTAAGTAATTTGGAGGCCTGTCACTTTTTCTCATGATTAGAAATTTGAGAGGTTTCTCATAAAATCGTATTCGGATATGTCCCGTAGGAATACCGAGAAAAGCACGTCCTTGACACGTTCGTAGAGATCCATGAACTCGGCCTCGTCCATCTTGTCGAAGGCTATCGACTTCGGGATCTCTATCCATTCCTTTCGGGATATGCTGTAGGCCGTATCGCAATGCCCGGCGGCGATCTCTACAGTCTTCCGGAAGCACTCCACGCTCTCCTTGAAATGCGCCGTGGTCTTCTCGTTCTGGTAAGACCATGCGCAATTTATCAAGGCGAAATACTTCTTTAGGAAGTCGTAGTTCCGTGCCAGCGTTATCTTGGCCTTGTATATCTTACCTAGCTTGAGTTTTTTCTTCTCGTCATAGTCGGAATCATAGCATGGCCTCAATCCGCTGGCGGTGTTGAGCAAGTATAGTTCCATGGTCAGAACGGCAATCCATCGTCTTCTCCAACCGATGGGGCGTTGTTGATATCCTCCGGTGAGGGGATGTTGCTCTTGAACGTGGATTCCATCAAGTCACCTATGCCATAATAAACGCCTTCCTTTCGTTCCTCTTTCCTTGGGGCGCAAGACACATAATGCGTATAGGTGCGGTTGTCGAACGTGACAGGCTCTTTTTTCTCCCCGATCGAGATATTGAGGAAGATCTTCTCTCCCTTGGCCGTCATTACTTTTTTCATCAACTCCTTCGGTATGTCGCTCAAGCAGATTGAGCCGTATAAATTTGCCATAATGTTTATGATTTTAAATTTTAGATTTATAAGCGGGGCGGTCGGTTATTCGCTACGGCAGGGATAACCACCGTCCCGTAGCCACGGCATGCGTGGATTATTTTTTGTTGAATGTTATAGAATATGACATCTTAGCCATCCTTATCGCCGGATGGATCGTGTATATCTCCCCGGTCTCGTCATCAATGACCGTGGTATTATCCGGCACCGTCTTCAGGAACGCCTCCCGTTCTTTTATCTTGGCATCGAGAAGCATCCTTTCCTCGATCAGCCTAGCGTAGACCGGGTCATTGCAATTGGAGTGGTCGTAGGATACGCCTGTCTCCTTTATCTTGACCGTGGCCCCGTTCCAAGAGCGCTCCTTACCGTATTTCTCGATCTCGGAAAGGACGGCGTCCTTCATCCGGTCATCGTCCAGCGTCCTCTTGATGGTCTCTTGCATCGCCTTTAACTTGACGACGTGTGATACGGGATCTACCTCTCCTTCCAATACCGGGTTCAAAAGTTCTACTGATAAATCCTCGATCTCGCTTTTCGTTAGCGGAGTCTTGCCGCTTAGCTCTAGTTCTTTGCTCATGATAGGTTATTGTTTATTTTATAGTTGTTGTATATCTCGATAATGGATTCCATTTCCACCTTTCCGACGATGTAGGACTTGTTTATAAGGCTCTCCACGGAGAAAGACTGGTTGGATTCCTTGGCCTTCTTCTCGTTCTTGTATATCCACTTAGATATGGATTCCATGGCACTCTCATTATTTATATGATCTCTCGTAAGCTCTTTCTTCTCGTTGGAGTTAGCCTTTTTAGGCTGCTCTTTAGGCTGCTCCTTTTGGGCGGTATTACCGCTCGCTATGTTAGCGTCCTCGTCATCGTCAGCCACGATGCCTAGGATGGCGCAAAAGGCGTATCTCTTGGCGTACGTGATGGCCGATCCTATGGATTGAGCGTCCGCCGTATTGGATGGCATCCTTACCTTGGACGATATCCATTGACCGGAGGAATGAAGCAGTATGGTCCGGATAGAGTAATCATCCTCTATTAGCTGACATACTGAAAGTTCATTGTCGGCTAATGGCTGTTTCGCCGCCCTTTTGCATTCGGATAGGTCCGCGTACTTAAACTTGTATTCTCCTCCCGTTTTAGTCCTTACCTTGACCTCGGAATTGAGGCTTGGTTGCTCTAGCGATCCTTGGAACTTGGCCAACGCTATCGCTAATTTGTCAATCTCTTCTGATTTGTCCATGTTATCGTGTATTTAATTCGTCAGCCTCCGGGAGTCGAACCCGGACTAAGACCATCGGCCGCCCTGCCCTCACTACCGTGTCCCTTTCCACCGGGCCAATGATATCGTCATGGCCTACCACTTGTCTAGGATATCGGTTGCCGGTCTGGGTCGGGGTTGCACCTCGTAAGGGCGGGATGTTACCAATTATATGAATCACATAGGAACCTAAGCTCCTCCATGCTCTCCTCATATTCCTCGTTGTCCTCCTCCCCGTCGTACTCCGGTTCGCCGTCGGGGTCTTTGATGTAGATGTCTCTCATGCGATCCTCCGATAAGCAATGCCTTGGGACTATTGTATTTCTTTAAATACCCCTCCAGCTAATTTGTAATATGTATCCGCCTTTATCTTCTCCCCATCAACAAATTCCGTTTTTACGCAAACGGGGATATATCTTTGCTTTTTATCAGAATAAGACCATTCGGATAATGTTATCCATGATCCTTTTGAGGCTTTTGCTACAGAGTTAATACCTGCGCACATGATGACACAGCCTTCGCCTGTGCTGTCTATCTGGGCATAGTTGCCGGATGATCCTATCTGGGCATAGTTGCCGGATGATCCTATCTGGGCATAGTTGCCGGATGATCCTATCTGGGCATCGTAGCCGGATGATCCTATCTGGGCACCGTCGCCGGATGATCCTATCTGGGCATAGTTGCCGGATGATCCTATCTGGGCACCGTAGCCGGATGATCCTATCTTGGCACCGTAGCCGGATGATCCTATCTGGGCATAGTTGCCGGATGATCCTATCTTGGCATCGTTGCCGGATGATCCTATCTGGGCATCGTTGCCGGATGATCCTATCTGGGCATAGTTGCCGGATGATCCTATCTTGGCATCGTTGCCGGATGATCCTATCTTGGCATCGTTGCCGGATGATCCTATCTTGGCACCGTAGCCGGATGATCCTATCTTGGCACCGTAGCCGGATGAATTATCCTTTATGCTCGTTTTTATTTTTTTAGGTGATGTGATCTCTTTTAGCCATTCGACTCCAAGATAGATCATGTCAGCCAATTTTAACTCTGCTTTTATTTTTATTTTCGAGGAGCAAATCTTTGTCCCTCTATCCTCCTTGGATATATTCCCGTCTTGCTCTACTTCGCAAAACCTAGAGTCTATCATAGTATAGTGATCAAAAACATCAAATGGGCTTTCGCAAGCGTGAAACCCTCTGTTACACACCTTGATCTCTCCATCCATCTCATATTCCTTGCCTATTTCATATTGAAAATCCCGGCATTTTAAATTTTTGTCAAATCCCTTGTAAGATTTTATAGCAGCCATTTTATTTATCGTTTATTAGTTCTACAATGTCTTTTCTTATCTCTATCAATTCTTCCTTGCTAAGAGAATTTAGCTCGTCTAGGATATCGTCCTTCCTCGATCGGTTCGGTCTTGAAGGGGCTTGTACCACGTATATCACCCCGAAATCATTTTTCTGACTCATAAGTCATTATAACTATTTGGTGTACCACAATAAAGATTGATATGATCGCTAGGATCAAGAGGTGAATATTGAGAGGTTTTTCGTACCACTCAAATATTGACACTATTGATATCAGCCCTAATATGGTAGCTGCGATCATCCTTAGCGAGAAGATGATGATGCTCTTTATGGCCCGGAATATCTTCCAGAACCATGCTTGGTTTCTCTTTATCATATATATTGTTGTTTTTAAAATTCGGAAGAAAGGCCTCATATCCTCACGGACGGAGACCTGCGTTGTAAATTGTGACTGATTTTCTGATTGAATAAGCACCCGTTAGGGTGAAACGTGCTCCCTGCCGGGCTTGAACCGACGACCTCTCGCTTATGAGGCGAATGCTCTAACCTGCTGAGCTAAGGGAGCGTTTGCCGGGGAATCCCACCCCCGGCACGGTTTAAACGAAATCAAGAAATTCCAATTGCCTGCCTCACGGCGGTATTGCAAGGTCTTGGTAGCTTTATTACACATAAAACAGCAAATAGTGTGAATTGTGATAAGAGTGGTAGCCGGGGAACTCGCGCCCCTTGTAACCCTAGATAATAATATAACAAGATAACCAATCTAACATTGGACGCACGCCTTGATCGTGCGGCTAAACGAATAATATTAAAACTGATCATGGTTCGCTACCTGCCCTAAGTAATTCTTAGGGTGGAATCCTTCTTTCTTTCATGTGATTAACTTGGTTATTAATAGGTCTATCGGTCTTTTTCGTCAACATCTTCAACCTCGCTCTCGAGATCGTTCTTGATCTCATTGATAGCTTGGATGGTATTGTCTGCGTTGATAATCGTCTCCTTATACTCGATCAATTGATTGATCTTGCTCTTGTAATTTACCCCGTCGTCACCTAGGTTGTTTATCTCCTCGTGATACCGGATGTCGGCTAATACCTTTTGCTCCTCTACGTTGTTTAACGCCGAGTCAAGAGATCATGAGAGCTCTTGACTCCTTAACTCTGACAGTCTCTCTGTTTGTTTTTTACCCCTAAGGATAGAAAGGATCTTTTTCATACTCTCAATAATTTTGTTGTTTTTATTAAATGGATTTTATCGCTAGCGATCGTTGTACATAATGAGGCAAGGGCCATTGAAAATCTATCGCATCTTTCTTTAAAGAAAAAACCGTCTAAGCTGCTTATATTGGGATTTCGAGAGATCTCGAATCCATTGCCGGTAAATCCTGTGCCAAGGATATTTCCTTGTAATTCATTTTCCATATTCTTTATATTTTAATGTTCGCTCCCCCACAACCTCCAACGGTTTCGAACCCGAATCATAGACGGGTAGGGGAGTATTAATCACTAACGTAAATCCGTAGTTCTCGGATTGACCGTCTTTCCGATCTGTCGTCATCTTTTTTGTTCTCGGGAGCCTATTCGATTGGCGGCTCACGCCTTCAGACCCGAGATATGCGTTGAAGAGGATAGGGTTAACCAATGTCTGACTCATAACACCCCAAGGGAAATCCTCTATAATACATTACATGTATACTTATAATATGTAAAACTCCAACATCGGAACCGATTGAACTGCATCGGGAGCGGGGGATCATCATCCCTTCCGGTATCTTCGCCTATCATAACCTTACCCGCCATACCTATATCTCTTACGTATATCCTTTTATGGGGATAAGGATTTATTCACTAAGTCAAAGAACTCTTTTTTTAGTAGCCCCACCGGTAATCGAAACCGGAACCTTCTTCTTAGGAGGAAGACGCTCTATCCGTTGAGCTATGGGGCTTGGTTGTTAGCGATTCATATACGCTATAAGGCCGGCCTTGCTAAACACCCTTTTCCTGCCTTTATGAGCATGAGGTATTTCCTTTATATGTTCCCTCAGATATCGGATAGATAGCTTGGTGATCTTGGAGGCTTCCTCGAATCCAACGAACTCGTCCTCTTTCTGGGCCTCTTTCTCCAAAACGGACTCCACGATCCTTTTTACCTCCTTTCGCATGAGGGGAATCAATTCCTCGGCTATAAGCCTTGCGTCGTTCCTTGTCATAGCGTTTACTTTAATCTCGTTACAATCACGTCGTCAATGCGCCCCGCTGTTTGTATCGTAAAATCATATCCTTTAGTCTTCAAGTAATCCACGCCCCTTTTTACCTTTAAGTATGGTATGGTCTTGTTTTTTATGATTGTGGGTTCTCCTATATTGAATCCCAATAATGTCTCACTAGTCGAGATTTTTGTCTTTACATTTGTAAGATTCTTCATTTTTTATACTACTTTTGTTTATTACTCTTTTTTAGTACGCTGTGATAGGACTTTTGTTCTATCACAATGCAAATATACTTCAATTCGAAGTGTTGATCAAATTTTTATTGTTAAAAACTTCATTTTGAAGTTATTTATACTGATTCTAAATAATATATTTATGGAAAATTCTGTTATTCAAAGACTTAAAATGTATTTTAAGGATTCTTCTTTAAGAAATAGAGATGTGGCTAATAAAATAAATATGCCAGAGAAGACATTTAATAATAAAATGAACGGTTTGAGAGGTCTTGATTTAGATACTCTAACGTCAGTTCTACTTCATTATGGGGATATCTCAGCGGAATGGCTCTTGCGTGGAGAAGGTAACATGAATAAGTCGGAAGAGAAGAATAGTGATATACATATAATGTATGAGACTAGTAGAAAACAAATACTATTACGAGACGAAAGGATTAGGGATCTGGAGATAGAGTTGGAGTTGGCTAATACTCGCTGTGAGGAATTAAAGAAGGAGGTTCTGGCGTTGAAGAGAATCGCAAAAAGTAGTTGATAGTGTTAAAAGGTCCCTTTTATGTTCTTAAACATTGAATATTAATATCTGAATCTATTTTGCTTTTGTTTTAAAAGTAATTATTCGTTTTTAATTACACTGTATTATGCCTACGGAAATAGATGTTTACATTGAACATGTGATTAGTCTGTCAAAAGATTACAGCATCCTTTTTGACAAGTATATTAAATTGGAAGAAAAGTGTAGGATTTTAGAAGAAAGGATTCTCTTGTTGGAAGGAAAGAGAACAGCTTCCCCCGCTCTTCAAATCTCTTTTGCTAGAGATTTGTTAAATGATGTTAACGGGGGGGGGGGGAATCCTTATTCTATAATTAATGCCTAGGCATTAACGAAGTGGTTACAATTTTCAAGTATTTTCTATTTGTGATACCAATATACAAACAATTAAATTAATTAATCTGTGTATCAGATTGTTGAAGAACGAGATATAACCCCAGCCCGATCACGAGGGGATATCTTGAAGATGTCCCCTTTTTTATTGTGTTATAGTTGATTAGATTGGTTTTCAGCCTATTACAACAAGGGATAAAGGGTTTGTTTTGTCACGATATTAACCTGTATTAACGCTCAAATTGAACATTTGACACTTCTGTTTGTTACTATTGTGATACCGTTTTCAATTTTGTGATACCAAAAAACAAATCAATCATGGAATATCCAACATTAAGGTTTGTGTTCGATCGAAAGAAGGTCGCAACCAAGGAGAAAAAAGGTCTTGTGCAGATCGAGGTATGCTCTGAGAGAAAGAGAAAATGGATTGGTACGGGTGTAAAGGTATACGCCGATCAATGGGATGACAAAAGAAAGGTCACGGCTCGACCCGACTCGTTGGACTTGAATATGAAGCTGGACTTGATGATGTCTAATATCCTAGAGTACGTGAACTCATTGATACGTCGAAAGGTCCCGTTCGATTTCGAGTCATTGGACGTTTTCTTGAAAAATAGCTCGGAATCGGATTCTTTCATTGATTTTATCGTTAGGAGGACTGATGAGAGAAAAGACCGTGCGGAAGGAACCATAAAGCATTATAGGACATTGGTTAAGGTTTTGGAGGATTTTGGGAGGATCAATTACTTTCATGATTTGACCCGCTCCAATATAACTATGTTCGATGATTACTTGAGAAGCAAAGGTATTAAGGATACTACCGTGTATGGTTACCATAAGAATATGAAGGCTTATATAAACGAGGCCATAAGATTCGGTATAATCTCAGAGAATCCTTATGTGGGGCTTAAGATCAACAGGGGAAAGTCGGATAAACGGAAATATCTCACGTATGAGGAGATGAGAAGGATGGAAAGATGTCGTATAACCGATCCTAGCGTAAACAGGGTGAGGGATCTTTTCTTGTTCCAGTGCTATACAGGGTTGGCCTATTCGGATTTATATAAGTTTGACTTCGCGAGCGATGTAGAGCGGAGGGGGAATAAGTTTATTATAGCGGATAGGCGTGTAAAGACCAATGAGGATTATTTCATAGTCTTGCTGTCTCCCGCCATGGAGATATTAAGAAAATATGATTTTGATCTTCCGGTAATAAGTAATCAGAAATATAACGATTATTTAAAAGTCGCCGCTAGTTTCGCCAAGATTGACAAGAATCTGACTACGCACTGTGCGCGCCATACGTTTGCGGTTTTCGCGTTAAATAATGGTGTTCCGATGGAGGTGGTGTCCAAGATGCTTGGTCATACAAATATAAAAACAACACAAATCTATGCGAAGGTGCTCAACACAGAGGTCGAGAAAGGATTTGATGTCTTGGAGCGAAAGATGAAGGTTTAGCGATAAATAGACCAATAAAACACGCCCGTGTCAGAAAAAACACGGGCGTTATACTTTGGAAGTGCGAAAAATAGGACAATTTTATGGATCGTACTATTTTTCAGCGAAATCCAACTTATAGCCTAGGGCATCGCCTATCTTGGACAGGATGTCTATACCAGTGCTGTATTTACCTGTCTCTATCCGGGCGATGTTTCCCGGCGCTAGCCCTGTAAGTTCCGCTAGTTTGTACTGTGATATCCCAGCCTCCATGCGCAGCTGGGCTATCCGCTTGCCTATTCGCTCCCGGTCATTCATATCGCCCTTTCTTTATTTAGATCAATCATTTACTGTTATTATTGTGTAAAATGGAGCCTCCATCCCTACTTGACAGTAGGCGTTGCCTTCATTGTCTACCCAAACAGCCTTACCATAGCTGCTATCTGGATGATTGGTAGTGGATGTTACTTCAATCTCTTCGCCGTTGAAATTATTTTTAAGATATGTTTTCATATTTACTATTATTATAAAATTTCTTCGATTTGAAATTCCGCCTCTTTTTCCCAGTCAAAAGAGTCCATATTATCTTCGTCTTCGTCTGTCAGATAATAATATGCCGTGACTCTGTAGTTTCCAAATTCTATCGGTTCGCCAGCCCATTCGTTTTTACCTATATGCTTCGGATCCTCAAAAGATGACATTAAGCGGCTGCTTGGTTCTGCCTGAGATTTGAGAGCTTTTTCAACAATTTCTTTCCCGTATTTCTCTTCAATTTCTTTATAAGTATAAGTCTTCATAATATTCGCCCGTCACGCCGGTAGCTCAGCTTTTAATATTAGTTATTATAGCTCTCCCTTTAAAATGTCATTAACGTAAAGCAAAAAGTTTCTGTCGCTTACTTGATCATCGGCAAAAAAATCAAACAACATGCCGTTGCCAAGTTTGGATATTTTTTCAAATGCGGCTTGCATTAATTGAGACGCTTTTTCCCTTGTACTCTCAGGGGCTTCGTTAACAAATTTATCGATTCTTTTTTTTGACATCTTCAAGCATCATTTCATGTGCTTGCTTTCTGCCTTGCTCTGTCTTGGATAGTTCTCTATACGTAGATGTATTCATTTCCTTAATGCCGCTTATCCGTTGCCGCCGGTTCTTATTTTGATATTGCAAATATACTATCAAATTTGATAGTACGCAAGTTTTTCAATGATTATTTTTTATGCTCTATGGCATATTTTCTTTCTCTTTTTCCTCCAGCACTTTTTTAAGCTGATATAGGCTCAAAATATCATACTCAAATGTCGGATTGTCCCAATTCTTTCGGACAGAGTTTGTTTAGACAGAGATAAATTTTCGTAAGTCAAAGATATATTGACATTGTGACAGTCTTATCTCGTTAAATGTTATCTCGTAGTTATCAAACCACGCAAGCAGTTTTTTTAGTTCCTCGTTCATGATATAAATGATTAACCCCGCGAATATACCCAATTTAACCTTGCGATTTTAGGATATAAATAATTTTGTCTATATTTGCTTCAAGTTTGTGACTTGTATTATTGATTGGATATTATGTTTAACAATATAATATAGGTCACTTATGGATTTTTATAACAACTCATCTCAAAGGCAACAAGTGGACGTTTACTGTCCTGTCCATCATAATTGGATTGGCCACTATGATTATGGCTCCAAGGGGGTCTATTATTGCTGGTGCAAGAAATGCAAGAAAGAAATCAAAATCGTTATGGGAAAATGAAGAGGTTAACACAAAAACAAGAGAATTTCTGTAATTATTATATCGAGTGCGGCGGAAACGCTTCCGAGGCGTACAGGCGTGCCTACTCTTGCGATAAATGGAAGGATAAGTCCGTATGGGAGAAGGCTTCGGCTTTATTGGATGATGTCAAGGTTCAGTCAAGGGTAAGGGAACTGCAAGAGGAGCAGAAAGTTAAATCTGATATAACCAAGGAGAAATTACTGGGCGAGTTAGGTAACATAGCGTTCTCGTCCATAGCCCACCTTCATAATACATGGATAGAACGCAAGGAGTTCGAGAATCTTACGGACAAGGAGAAGTCGGCTATCAAGAGCATATCTACTAAAATTCTGAAGAAAAATATAGGGACGAGCGATGACCCGGAGATCATTGACGTGGAATATGTCAAGATAGAGATGCACGATAAGCTGAAAGCCATAGAACGTATCTGCAAGATGCTTGGCTTTGACGCTCCAACCGTTGTAGACCTTGGCAAATCGCTGATCGGAATAGATACCGGAATAGATGATTAGTGTTCTATTTTTAAATAAATGGCTATGTTTGTTAGAAAAAACACGAGGTCTATAATTTTATAATTGTTCTATATTTAATATTTTGGGAGCTGATACGGATAACAGGAGGATAATAAGCTACAAGAGGTTCAATCCGAACTTTCACCATTTGAAGCTGGCGTTGGGGAATGACGATATAAGGTTCATCTTCATGTACGGGGGATCGTCTTCCGCCAAGTCTTTCTCAGCGGCCCAAGCCTTCCTGTTGGAATGTATATCCAAGGGCTATAACACGATTGTCTTTAGGAAGACCGGAGCAACCATAGCGGACAGTATCTACAAGACGTTCCAAGAGGCGGCTAAATCATTGCATATAGATACTTTTTTCAAATTCCAAGAAAACCTTATAAGGTGTTTCAACGGTTCCTATATCCGGTTCAAAGGGCTGGACGATCCGGAGAAGATCAAGGGTCTCGAATCTTATCAGTACGTGTTTTGTGAGGAGATATCCGAGTTCGATGAATCCGACTTGAAACAGATAAGGAAGCGTCTCCGTGGTCGCAAGGGGCAGAAGATCGTCGCTCTATTTAACCCTATATCGGAGGATCACTGGATCAAGAAAAAGATATTTGATACCGAGACATTGACCGAGGTGGACAATCATCTGTACGGGAAGCTCAAGGATAGCGTAACGAGTAAGATACTGCCAAAGGAATATTCCGAGGTAGGAAGGAAATGGGTCAATTCCGAGCGGACCATATACAATCCAAGAAAAAAGACTTACGAGACGCACCGCCCGGATATGGTTATCATCAAGTCCACCTATCTTAATAATTTCTGGGTCGTAGGGTCTCCTGATGGCACGTATGGCTTTTATGACGCTCAGACGATAGCGGATTTCGAGAGGGACAAGGAAAGGGATTACGCTTATTATCTGATATACGCCTTGGGCGAGTGGGGGACGATAAGGACGGGTGGCGAGTTCTTCCACGCCTTCGACCCCACCAAGCATAAGGGCAAGTGCCCATATGTCAAGGCTCCTTTGCATATATCGATAGATAACAACGTCCTACCTTATATCTCCATCTCTTTTTGGCAGGTTGAGACCGGGGATATAACGAGGATAAGGCAAATTCACGAGGAAACCCCGTCCGATCCGTTCAACACGGTCACCAAGGCCGCCGAGATCGCCGTTGAATATCTGGAGGGGATAGGGCATGATGATATGGTCTATCTTTATGGGGATGTATCGACCAAGGCCGGGAATACGATAGATGACGATAAGAGGTCTTTTTTCGATAAGTTCAAGGAGGGTATAGACAAGAGATTCCGTAGCGAGGACAGGCTGCCTAGATCGAACCCTTCCGTATCCATGACCGGGGAGTTTATCAACGCAATATATTCTGGAGATATAAAAGACGTGTCCATCATGATCGACGAGAGTTGTGAGACATCGATAAACGATTATATCACCGTAAAGAAGGATGTCAACGGGGCGATGCTCAAGCAGAGGGTAAAGGACAAGATTACGGGTCAGTCCTACGAGAAGGCAGGTCACCTTAGCGATGCAAAACGTTATTTTGTCACGGAGATATTAAAGGATAGATATACGGCTTTCTCGTTGAGAAGAAAAAGAAACACTATAAAAGAAAGCGATATGAGATATTATGATCAAAGCATGGTGGATTTGTCCGGATTGACCGGATTGGTTGAGATTCATCCGGATAATGGAGGAAAGTTCGTCTACGCTAAGTGCATGGTCAAGGGAGGATTTGTTTACATTACGGACGCTTCAATCCTCGATGATCGTATAAAAGAGGAGGATATGGCCTCAAGGCTGGGGAAAGGCGATCTTTTGGTGCATGTTGAATGTGATAAGTTCAATGCTACATACGTTCGAAATCTAAGGGATTATCTCAATGACGTTCGAGGCAGGAGCTTGCCAGCGAATGTTGCGGGAAGAATAGAGGCACATTCTGAATTTATTCGGGATCATTTTCTTTTTCGTAAGGATTACGATGAAGATGACGGATACTTGAGGTTTGTTGAAAGCGTCTTGGATTATAGGGAAAAATCGGATATTGAGGCTATAAGCGTATTGTCAGCATTGGCTGAGCGCATAAAAAACAAGACCTAGTAATTTTAGTGATAATTGTTTGATGTTTATCCGAATATGATTATATTTGCGGTAACATAAAAATAAAGAAATTAGAGCCTAAGAGCCATACCCGGCGGGAGTCGTATCCTGTGGGGTATGGCTCTTTTTATTTGTACGCTATGAGTTGGTATGACAAATTATTGCCTTCGATATTGAGGTTTGACACTAGATCGAGTGTCAAGTCAATGTCTATGCTGGGGCATGTCGGCCAAGTGGATGTGGACAATGGAGGGAATATATGGTATATGTCCGGATTATCCTCATTGCTTGAACGTAATGATTTTAAGATTGATATGTCATCTATTTCCGGAAAGGCGTTAGCTCTGAGAGTCTGTACGCCATTCGCTACCGTAACGGACAAGGCCGGCTCCATGTTCTCCAATGGCAAGTTTTATGTCGTGGACAAGAATGACAACGAGCATGGCATGTATAAGACAAGGGATGGAAAGACCGACTCCTTATATCCCCGATTTGAGAAGATGAGAAGATTCCTGTCTCGTCCAAATCCTTTGCAAAGCGGAAGGCAGTTTAACAAACAGGTCGAGATGACCATGAAAGCCTTTGGCTTTTGTCCGATATTCACGCTAAGGCCTATACCGGGAGAGTTGCCCATATCCATGTGGATCATTCCCCCGGAGTTGTTCCACGTGATCCTTAGCGGGAAATTATGGTCTCAAAGTGATTTGGATGGGATAATATCAGAGGCGTACATAGAATGGAATGGAGAGAGGATCAACTTGGAGAAGGATGATTATTTCATCGTGTCCGACTCGACCGCTATCATTGGTGGGTATCAGTCAGAATTAAGGTTTGAGACTACGGTAGATAGCTTGTCAAAGCCGGTAAATAATTGGATCAACCAGATGTCTGCCCGTAACACGTTGATAATCGATGGAGGCCCTAAGGGTATTATATGCGATGATAGTGGCGGGGACGTATATGGTAATAGTTCCTTGACCTCAAAGGAACAGAGGGAACTAAACGATAATTTCAAGAGAAAGTATGGATTGGTAGGAAAGTTGTATTCCATATTGGTCACCACGGCCAAGCTGAAGTGGGTACCGATCACGCATAGCTCCAAGGATCTGATGCTTCATGAGGAGGATAAGTCGTGTCGTAATATAATATCGAACGCTATCGGCCTTAATCCTAACGTCTTGATGCCGGATAGCAAGTTCGCCAACTTGCAGGAGGCCAAGACCGCCGCTTATCAAGACTTGATCATACCCGACTCTGAGAACTACACGGAGATCCTTACCGAGAATATCGCCTATGATGGAATGAGGATAAGGCTGGATTACTCGCATATATCTTGCTTGCAGGAGGACAAGCTAAGCTCCGCTCAAGCGTTTTCTACGTCTTCCACATCGGCGAAGGATCTGTACGACATGGGATTGATAACGATGCAGGAGGCGAGAAGAGAGATCGCTAATTACATGGACATAAACCCCGATGATCCAGAGGGGGATTTTAAAGACAACAAGGAGGAAATCAGTAATGAAAGTCAAGAAGAGAACAATAGGGAAGCAATATAAGAGGCTTCCTTTCGACGTGAAGGAAATGGCGTTGGATAGCCGTAAGATCAGCGGATACGCCGCTATTTTTGGCGTTAAGGACAAGGCGGATGATATCTTGATAAAGGGATGCTTCGCTAAATCCATAGCCGAGAGAGGCCCCGATAGCCAAGCGAACGATAAGATCATCCTGCTGTGGATGCACGATATGAGTGAGCCTATAGGTCGTATCACCAAGCTCATCGAGGATGATAAGGGACTTTATTTCGAGGCCGATATTGACGATATACCATTAGGGGATAGGGCTATAAAGCAAATGGAATCTGGTACTATCAATCAATTCAGCTTTGGGTACTCGTATGTATGGGACAAGATTGATTACGATGATAAGATGGACGCTTATATCGTCAAGGAGGTCGTGTTATACGAGATTTCCCCGGTATCCATAGGGTGTAATGGCATGACGGAGTATACAGGACTCAAGTCTGAGGATGATATAGCCGATCGTATCGAAAAACTTAGGGAGGATATCGATAGTGAGTTGATCACCATGTCTGTCTCCAAGAGATCAAGGATGCAAGAATTATTCGGAAAGGTATGGGCACTCGCTAGTCTTGAGCCGGAGAGGGGCCGAAAAGACTCCATGGGAAATCCACTCAAGGAAAAGGGAGCCGAACATGCAAGGAAGAGTCTATTCGATATAAAATTCAATTAATAATCAAAAAAAGAGAACAAAATGAGAGGTTATTTGAAAAACAAGAAGTATTGCTGGTTGATGGCGGTATTCGCTATCGCCACGTTAGTGTTATCGATGTTGTCTCCAGACACAAGCGTGGTGTCTTTGGCCGGTCTAGGGTTGCTGGGGTTTGTTGATCTGGAAAGTATGGATGAGGATCAAAAGAAATTCATCAAGGGCTTGGACGACAAGTTAGAGGAGATAAATATGAAGTTCTTGAAGGACGCTCTTCCTAAAAGCGAGTACGTCAAGGAGCTTACGAGCTTAACCGAAGCCATGAAAGATTTGAATGATAACGTATTGTCCGATAAGATCGACAAGAAGGACTTTGACACTTTCAAGGAGAAAGTTCTTGGAGAGCTCGTTAAGATCAAGGCGGTCATGGAGAAATCCCCGGATGGTGGATTTAAGATCAAGGGATTAGAGGATCAGGTAAGGGATCAATTGAAATCTTACATCAGCAAGGATCATAATGGACGTGAGGTCGTGGACTTGAAATCGGCTTGCAAGTCAATGCCGGGAAATAAGTTGAACATAACCATTATCCCTAACGTGAAGGCTAATACCCCCATTACATCGACTGTCACCACGACCGGCGTTCCAATGAGCCCGGGTGTTGTATTCGATCCATCTATTTCTACATCCCCATTGGCGGAAAGCGAGCTTCGTCAGTTCGCCAATGTCGCAACGATCAATGCCCGTACTATTATTTATACCCAGCTTAAGGATTCTACAGGGGATGCGGAGTGGGTTCCTGAGGGTGGATTGAAGCCTTCCATGACCGCTTCTATTGAGGAGAAAAGCATAACCGCTGGTAAGGTGGCGTTAACCGCTACGGTGACGGATGAGGTCATCACGGATCTACCTCAGTTGGTGGCCGAGATAAGAAGTGAGATCATCTATAAGATCGGTGTAGCCGAGGAGGAGGGTATATTGTTCGGTTCTGGCTCCAACGGAGAGATCAAGGGTGTTTTCTCCGACATTCCAGAGTATTCGCTTACCTCGTTAAAAGTAGCTCGTCCTAATAATTTTGACGCTATCGTGGCCGCTTATACTCAGATCGTATCGACATCGAAACGTAATTACACCCCAAATTTAGTTCGTGTGAATCCAGTTGATTTGGCGAACATGAAACTTACCAAAGATGCCAATGGCGCTTACCTATTCCCGCCGTTTACGTTGCAAGACGGATCGCTGATCTCGGGCGTACAGATCAAGCCGTCCACCACTATTACCGAGGACGAGTTTTTTATTGGGGATTTCCGCTATTTGAATATCCGGGACTATCAGCCGTTGAGTATCACTTTCGGCTGGGTTAACGATGATTTCCAGAAGAATCAGGTGACGATGGTTGGTGAGAAGAGATTGCTTGCTTATATCAAGTCTAATTACTTGACGGCTTTCGTGAAAGGTAAATATTCCACGATCAAGGAAGCCATTGACGCTAATCCGGCAAGCGATAGCTCAGAATTGGAAAGTTAAACTATAAAAGATAGAGATATGAAAAGAAAGAGAACCGAGATTGGGACGGCCAAGGGGTATAAGTTGGATCTGGCCGAAGTATATGAGATCACCTACGCAAAGAAAACGAAATACCATAATGTGGGAGACAAAGATCTTGTGTCATTGCCGTTGGCGATCATGTTCATAAACGACAAGAGGATATTATCAACCTCGGAGATCGACGAGGCTATTTCCAAGTATGGAATGACAGAGTTGCTCAATAGCTCCAAGAGATCAAAATAAACCGTTATGTTGATCGATGAGACATATTTCACTGGTGATCTTCATATAGACGGCTTGGTGCCCTCCAGCGGGGTACCAAGCCTCACGAATGAGGCCATAAACTCGGAGTTCAAGGCGTTGGCCGCCAAGTTCGAGAGGGATTTTTATAGGCAAATTCTAGGAAAGGATAACGCGGACGCTTTCGTGTCTTTCTTGGACTTGTTGGAGAAAGATCCGGATAAGGCGGATGAGAGGAGATGGCTGGATCTAATGGAGGTATTGGTCGATGATGCCGGAGGGACGCTCGAGTCTCCTATAGCTTACTATATCTATTTCTTCTATCTTAGAAGGAATCAGTTGGAGGCTACTCCTGTGGGAGTCACGGAGGCGGACGCTAAAATTGTCCCTTGTAACCGGAAGATGATTGACGCATGGAACCAGATGGTGTATATGAACGATTACCTGTCGAGGTGGCTCTTTGATCATCGTGATGATTACGGAGGGTATTTTTTCGATAATGATATGCTGGAAACGATAAATCAATTTGGCATATGACAAATCTGGTGGATATATTCAAGGATATAAGCGTAAAGGTAGGGAACCGGCTTGGGGTTGAGACCGGATTGGACAGGAATGTGCCGGTAAATTATCTTTTCGGGGATTGGCCTTATATATCCAAGGCCATGGAGACTATTAGCAAGTCGAGGTTCACCGAGAGGGACAGATACCCTTTACTGGCGTTGTTCACTCCCTTCAAGGAGGTTAGGGACGATCCTGATACTTATTGCACGGTCTCAGTGGATATATTGTTAGCGACCCGGACATTGTCGGATTACAGCAACGAGCAGCGTCTAGAGATATCATACAAGGGGCTTCTTTATCCATTGTATGACATATTGATTGACGAGATAAGTAAAGACCGTAGATTCGATACCGGTTCAAGATCTTTCGTGAGCCACACGAAATCCGATAATATGCGTTACGGGAGCCGTGGCGTATATGGATCGGATGGGAAGACCCCTTTCAAGGACTTGTTCGACGGGATTGATATCTCCGGTATGGAATTAATTATTAAGAATAAAACATGTAGATAATTATGGCAGTAAAAATGTTCAGGGACTGCGGTTCCGAGATTTTCAATACCGGCACGAGCAAGTGTCCGTTTACCCCTGATTTTATTAAAGCGATCATACTCACTCCGGTAGGTATGACCTTCAAGGTATCCGATTTTGACACGAAGCTGGGAGAGTACGCCCACGCCGACCGTCCGAACCGTGTCTATCCGATCTCGACGATAGCGGAGTACGCCACTTCCGGAGGCGAGGCACAGACATCGGCTACCGGTTATGGCTCGTCCAAGATCACGGGTTATAGCGAGCTTGTCGAGACTTATACGATGAACGATTATGACGAGGGCTTGCGAACCAATCTCATGAAGCTCAAGAACGAGAGCATGAGGGTGATCTTCATCGACAAGAATAATGTCGTATATGGCGAGAAGACCGATACGGAAGGTGATTTCAGGGGATATGAGCTCGGTGCCGTTTATCCGGGTGGACAGAGGTTCAAGAGTTCCGGAGAGAACGCATCGCTTACGATCAACCTCGTTTATAAGGATGTTGAGAAAGCATGGATGAACGCTATATCTTTCACTAGCGATATCGATATCTTGGACGAGGCGAAGGGATTGGTCTGGGTGGATGTCAAGAAATTGGCTACAGGCGAGAATAAGTATAAGGTCGTGGAGCATTATGGCGGTTTTGACTTGACAGAGATGTACGGTACGCTATTAGGCGCCTCCTCCGTGTGGAATAATGTGACAGCCGCCACGTATAATCCCGATGACGGCACTCTTACTTTGACCCCTTCATCCGGCACTCCCGCGCTCAAGAGACCATCCCAGTTATACGCCGAGGACGTTAAAGGTATAGAGCAATGGTCATAAACGGGGTATCGTTCAATGATGAGGCTTGCCTCGGGATGGGAAGGAAGGCTTTCGTGAAGGCTCACGAGGGATCTTTCTTCCTCGACCGGGGAATGGCGGATCGAAGGAGAATATTAGGTGACGCTTATGATATAATGGAGAGGAACCATGGGGACGATAGCGGGAGTGGCGAACGCCGTGAGGATGCTGGAGAAGAACTTCTGGCCGGAGGTTACGAACAGCTTGAGGGAGAGCGAGGGATTGATCCATGACTTGATCACTGATCAACTCATGTCCGGGCTAGACGAGAACAAGGAGCCTTTGAAGCCTACCTATCTGGATGACCCGTATTTCGTGGAAACCACGAAGACCCCGAAGGCGGCGAGGGCCAAGGCCAGATGGTACAAGGCGATGAAGGAAAGCATAGCCCCGCCTAGGTCCTCCGACATACTCCATCTACCGCCACGGGACCCTAACACCCCCAACCTTATCATACGAGGCGATTACCACGCCAGTATAACGCCGATCGTGCAAGGTGGCAAGGATGGTGGCAAGATAGTCACGAGATCCATCGGTTTCTATGCCGGTGACGACGCTTTAGAGAAGAAATACGGCCCCGGTCATCTGGGTTTAACCCCAGAGGCTAGGGCTTATTTGATTGAGGAGCGGGTTGTTCCCGCGTTGGATAAGTTATTCAAGAAATACGGGTTCAAATGATAAAGCCGTGCAATTGCGCCTCGCAGAACAGGGCGATGGCCACATACGAGAACATAAGGAGGCTGGCTATCAAGATAGCCGCTTCCGATAAACGCATTTACGTGCTTATCCGTAAAACGGATGGCACGTTTGCCTTCGAGCCTATGAACGCTATAGAATCAAAGGGAAAGATCGTTGAGTATATTCATTATCTATGAGATATTATTAAAGACAATAAGATATGGCTAAAAAAAATGTTACTATATATCAGCACAGGGATATTAACGGGAATCCGGTGGCTAACTTGACTCCTGAGAGTGCCGTATATGATAAAGACGGGAAGCGTCTTGATTATAAATTGGCTGGAATGGATATTGATAAAATAAAGGAGGCGCAAGACGAAGCGCTGGAGTCTATAGCTGCCGCAGAGGAAAGCATGACCAAGAATATAGGTCTAGACACGTACCCTGTCTTCTCCGATACCAAGCCCTACGTAAAAGGCGAGATCGTTAATTACGGCGGCCTCTTGTACGAGTTCACGGCTGATCATGAGGCGGGGGCGTGGATTGGCACGGACGCAAGGGATACGAGCTTGAGGGGGGAGGTTAGAAATATTGATAATTCAATCATGGAGTACAATGTTTCAATGCATAATGGCTGGTCAAAGTACACTCTTGTGGAAGCTATAGCTCTTGTTCCTAATAGGTTAAGAAGATTAGGGCAAAAAGTGAGTTTTATAAATTCTTTAACAGGATTAGCCGAAACTTGGATGTATATAGGGACAGATTCCAACGAATGGGGGATTACAAATTTTGTTGCATCTGACGCTGGATTCTATGGTCAAATATTTGATACTATAGAATCTCCCTATAATATCGACAATATAAAATCTACAGGTTTTTATATTAAAAAAAATGGAAATCCTTATATACTAATTGTTAAAGCAGAAAAAGGTGCTGAGATATATCAAGTTAGATTTTATGTCCCTGATTTTACGGACAAAGTTGTCTTGGGAAAAAGAAAATATTCTACTTCTACTAATTCATGGACCTCTTGGGTAAATCAAGAAATTATCACACAAGATTTACTTGATGCACTATCATCAACAATTTATTCATTTGATGGTTTTATTGAAACTAATGATTCAGATGCAGACAATTTTATAGATAAAGTTACTACTACAGGAGTTTATAAGAGAGCAAAGAATGGGTATCCTATTATTTACTTTGTTAAAACTGTAAATGGAATTGTTTACCAGACTCAGTTATACTATAATGATAGTTTAACATTAGTATTTAAGGTAAGGCGACTTAATAGTGGTGTGTGGACTGAATGGAGTAATCAAACATTTGTTTTTGATATAGGCACTTTTAAGTTTAGTGAACTTGATAACTTAAATAGTTATGGAACTTATATATCAAGTGAAACTTATAATAATGGCATATTATATGTTATGAAATCCTCTCCATATCTCCTTGGTTATGATATGACCCAGATACTCTTCTTAAATGATGTGAATAGTGGGAGATTAAAGAAAGGAGTAAGACATCATGAAACTGGCGCTAATTGGATGGACTGGGGATGGGAGGAAGTAGATGATACTACTTTACAGAAGCAGATTGCTAAGACTGGAATATCATTTAATCTTACCAATTATAATCAATATCAAGGTTATATCTCTCAAAGAGATTTGACTGTAAATGCTAATGAAGGTTATAGGACTATATCTATACCATTAACAGATATACCAGAAGGTCAAAAGTACCTTACTATCCCTTGCCAAGGAGGTGCAATTCTTCTTGTTGGATATTGGAAAGGTGATTATAATGATTCCTCTAATTATCTTGGAAGAGATAGTATAACAGCTTTCTCACAAGCAGGGTCGCAAATGTATGAAAATGTCCCATTACATAACCTTATACCTGATGGTGCAACGCACATGACATTATGCTGGAATATAGTTGGTTATCCAAAACTTACTATATATAATCCTGATTTAAATCCTTCTTCTGGAGGTGGTAATGTAAGAGGTATTATACTCCCTTCTACTTATCTTGGACAGAGAGAGGTTGTTTATGGTGGAATGAATAATGCCTATCTATACAAGAGAGGTGCATTGCTAAATATAGCTGGGAACCATGATGATTTAATTATTGTAGCAGGTCAAAGCAATGCTGATGGTAGAGCTGATAAATCTGAGGCTCCACAATGGTTGATTGACATGAACTATAAGATAGAGAACTATATGATGTGGAATCCTATAGCAGAGCAATTCCAACCTTGGGAGTTAGGTGTCAATACAGGAAGTGAGGATAATGCAAGCAACCAATTTGGATTTGATATTTATTTCGCAAAAAAATATTTGGAGGCAAATCCAGCAAAGAAACTTTATGTAGTAAAGCAAAGTATTGGTGGATCTCCTATTTCCCCTTTAAGAGCAAGTGGAGAAACCAGAGCCTATTGTTGGACCCCTATGCCAGAACTTATCACAGATGGTGGCACAAGTATGTGTAACCTACTTATTGAGAAGATTAGAAAGGCTTATCTGTATGCTTCAAGTAATAATATAAACTTGGCTATTCAGGCCCTATTATGGCATCAAGGTGAAGCTGACATGACTGAAATTAGAGCATCTTACTTTGAGGATAATTTGAAAGGATTGCTTTCTTGGATGAGAGGTATTTGGGCAGCTCCTGCATTACCAATCATAAATGGTCAGATTTCATCATATTATGATACAGAATTTCAACCAACTTATAGCGCAAACAAAACTTTTGCAACCTTGAATGGCATTGACCCTTACTTCAAGACTGTAAATATGGAAGGTCAGGCTATGCAACCTGATAATGTTCACTTCGCTGCTGGAGGTTATGAGCATATGGGTTATGGAATGTGGAATTATTACTTGGAATTTAATCCTATATATAAACCAAATTCCTATTCGATGATTTTAAGTAATGTAGTCTATAAAGATTCTATTCCTACAGATTAATGGATTTATGTAATAATAGGCAAACCTTATGTACCGCTACCTCTCCTACATATCAGACCTCGCAAATTGGGCCAAGTCCATCGCCATAGCCGCCGTTGTCACGGCGATGGACTTCGTGTCACCGGCAGGGGTATGATGTATGACAATGTTGTCAAACATCATAGGATTCTTGTGTTTTGTCATATGATTTCGTAACATTGTGATGTTAACTTTAAAATGAAAGCTTATGAAACCTTATGATGTAGATGAAGCCATGGATGTTATAGAGAACGGTGGCGAGTATGGAACTTCTTACACTAATGAATGCTTTAGGGAACATGATATTCAAGAGGCGCATGATACCTTGGAAAGAGAGGGCTATAGCCAAGATTGCTACGGAAATTGGAGCAAGGATTGATTTCTTTGTTCGTCTTTAGTGAAGGAGACGACCCGAACACAAATTCGGGTCGTTTTTTTATCCTTAAATAGATGCATGATAGTTTATTATTCCTATATTTGGGGATAATATAAAACAGATAATTTAGAGCCTAAGAGCCATACCCGATAGAGTCACGTCTATGGGGTGTGGCTCTTTTTGTTTATGATTAAAGCTAATTTTATGGGATCATATTACACGACATGCGACGAGATACCTTTATGCAAGTTCATCGAGATGTACAAGGGAAATCTTAACGCCCTTATAAAAGGAGGGAGGACCAAGCCCACCGATGGGGAGTTAAGGAAAGCGGCGATGGGGCTTATTGACGAGTATTCCGTTATAACCGGGAACAAGAATATTGCTATCGAGATAGAGGATCGGTCAAGGGCGGTGGATTGCAATATCAAGCTTATCCTGTTGGAGTCTGCGGATCATTTGATAGACGCTATGATGTACGCTGACGCTTCGGATATTCTTGGCAGGGTGGGTATCCGCATGCCGGAGGAGCCGGGAGAGCAAGATCTGATCGTCGCTAAAAAGAGAATCCAGTCCAAGATGTCGCAGGTGAAATATAGCCTGAGCGTTCTGGATAGGAACAAGTCTAAGGTGGTAGACCCCAAGGATAAAGATTTCACCCGTGAGAGGATGATCGTGTCCACCTATTTCAAGATGCGTATCGATCCTGACACGTTCACCGCGGCCGAGTACGGGAATATGATAAGGATTATGTTTAACCAATTAGAGGACATGAAGAATTATGGCGGGAAACGAGACTAAGATCACTGATATAGTAGGGAAAGAGGCGTTTGATCAACTGGAGCGTCTGGATAGGAAATTAGCGGATACGCAGAATGTCTATATCGGGTTGGTAAAAGAGATAGGGAAAGGGTTGACGATAAATCCCTCAAGCTTGTCAGAGTTGAACGCCAAGATCGAGGAGTACAAGAAAAATGTATCAGCGCTTAAAAGCACGATTGACACTCTCAATAAGACCAATGACCAGTACAAGAGAAAGATTGATGAGCTGATAGAGGTTAACAAGAGATATGCGGAAGCAGCTGGGAAAGTTCAAAATAGTTTAGATCAATCATCCTCTTCCATAGCCAAGGAATCAAACGCTATCTCGGAGAACATGAAAGCCAAGCAACAAGAGGTTGTCATAAGTCAGGAATTGAAGGGACTCATTGACCAGACATTGGGATCTAGGGAGGAGAATATACGCAGGGTCGCTCAAGAAAGGACGATATTGGCCCAACTATCCAAGGAGAAAAGCCAATTGAATAAAATGGAGAAAAGCGGGGCTATCTCAACTAAAGATGCCGTGCAAAAGAGGCAGGATCTGGTAAGGGCAGAATTGCTTCATCGAGAATCCTTGAGAGAGCTGTTGAACATTCTTACGAATGAGACAAAAATGATCAACTCGGCCAACGATAGTTATCAAGAGCAATCGTTGCAATTGGAGAGGCTGAGAAAGGCGTATCGGATGCTTTCCACGGAAGCCGCTAACAGCAAGTTAGGGGTAGAGTTACAAAAGAATATAGCGGCTTTAGACACTCAGGTAAAATCTGTTGATAAAAGTCTGGGACAGCATCAGAGAAACGTGGGTAATTATGTCTCCACATGGGATGGAATGGGAAACGCAATCAATCAATTAACCCGTGAGTTTCCCGCATTCTCGGTATCTCTACAGACCGGCTTTCTCGCTATCTCTAACAATATCCCTATATTGGTAGACCAAATATCTCGGATAAGGAAGGAGAACGCCGCCTTACGGGAGGAGGGACTGAAAGGTGTTCCCGTGTGGAAGCAAATAGCTAAGTCCGCTTTGTCTTGGAATACCTTGTTGTCGGTTGGTATAACTCTACTTACCGTATATGGTAAGGATATCTTTGAGTGGGGTAAAAACTTATTGTCATCCTCTAGCTCGGCTAAGGCCGCTTCGGAAGCCCAGAGAGACTTGAATTCATCCACCGGGGATTATGCCAAGGCTTTAAAGAACTCGACATCATCATATGGGGAGAATCTTGTAACATTACGCAACTTACAAGCGGAATGGAATAATTTAGGAGGTAATCTCAATAAGCAGAAGCAATTTATCATTGATAACGCCTCTGAGTTTAAGAAATTAGATGTGTCAGTTACGGATGTTAATGACGCTGAGAATCTGCTAGTAGATAATACGGATGCTTTTATTAACGCCATGTCGTTAAGAGCGCAAGCCGCCGCCGGACAAAAATTGGCACAAGAAGAATACTCCAAGGCTTTACAGAAAACTATTGAGGCGGACAATAAGTTAAAGGAAGCAGAAGAGGCGGAAAAGAATAGAACCGTAGGTGGAGCTCTAAAGATAGGAGCTAGTATAGATGAGTTTTTTGGATTAAAGAGAGATTGGGATAAATTATCTGATCAATACGTTGAATCCCTCAGGGAGGAAGCGGACGCTTCCCAGAAAGAGGCGGATGCCTTCAATGCGGCTGGGGACGTATATCTTGATTATGTCTCTAAACGGTTAAAGGGAGCGAAAGAGATAATGGATAATGCCGGGATAAGTGATTACTCTAACGAGGAAAAACTTAAACGACAGCAGGAGCAAATAGAACGAGAGGCCAAGCGTAGGGAGAAATTAGAGATGGAGGCCGAACGGAATATTCAGGAGGCTCGTCTTAATGTGATGGATGAGGGGTATAAGAAAGACCGTCTTCTCTTGGAGCAATCTTTCCAAAAACGTATCGATGACGTAAAGACGAAAGGCGTAAGGGTTAATGAGCAAATAGAGGCTATTGAGGCTGAGAGAAGCAAGAAGTTGGCGGAATTCGACCGTAAGATCTCGGAGCAAAGGGCTAATGAGGAGGCTCAAAATCGTCTTGCGATTGCAGAAAAAGGTAGCATGGATGAGCTTAATGCCCGTCTAGTCATATTACAATTGCAAAGAGATAAGGAATTAAAAGAGGCTGATAAGACTGAACAGGATAAGTCTTTGATTGTCGATAAATACAATAAACAAAGACAGGATCTCTATAGAGATTATTATAAAAACTTGATGTCAACGCAACAATCTCAAAATGAAATATTCCTTTCTCAAAGGCAGATAGAGATAAACGAAGAGCTTAACATCTTGGCTAAACAATATGAGCAAGGGATTATCAAGAAAAAAGAATATGAGAAACAGAAATCGGATTTGGAGCATCAGTATGCTATGGAGTCATTGAACAGCCAATTGCAGATATTGGAGTCAAATCTTTACTTATTTAGCGGGAATGAGCGACTTGAGAAAGAGAAAGAGATAGCTCGCCTCCGTGTTCAATTATCTAAAGAGACCAGCGATAAAATCATAGAGGATGCCAAACGAGAGGAAGAGGAGCGAAAAAAAGTAGAACAGGCTAAAAAGCGCTTGATACAAGAATCTATATCTGCTATCATATCAATCGGTAATTCATTATTTCAACGTCAAATAGATAATGTAGATGCTGAAATAGAGGCTAACCAAGAGGAGTATGACGCTAAGGTTGAGACTATAAACGCTCTTGCCGAGAAGGATATAATAACGACAGAGGAGGCCGAGGCCCGCAAGCGTGCGGCGGAGGAAGAGACCAGCCGCAAGAACAAGGAGCTAGAGAAGAAGAAGGCTGAGTTGCAGACTAAACAGGCAAAATTCCAGAAGGCGATGGATATAGCCCAGACAATAGCTGCCACATCTCTAGCTGTCACTAAAGCTTTACCTAATTTCGTCCTAGCGGCACTAGTAGGGGCGATGGGAGCCGTGCAACTAGCCACGATCATAGCCCAACCCATCCCCAAATACGCCCATGGTACCGACAATCACCCCGGCGGTCTGGCTATCGTTGGCGATGGAGGCCGTAGTGAGGCGGTATTGGTAGGAGATAAAGCGTACATTACCCCAGATAAACCCACCCTGCTGTCATTGCCTGCGGGAGCCGAGGTTGTTCCAGATCTCAATGATCCGGCTTTCCTTAGCCGCTTCGTGGATAACACGTATTGGCTTACCCACAATAAGAAAGGCGAGCCGGTTCAGATCGTCAATAATTTCGACGCTGAAGGGATAATCAGAGCGAACCAAAGGATTGAAGCCGCTATTTATGATTTAGGGAGAACTATCAAGAGATCTAACGATGACGCTGCTTTTCAAGAGTATAAGCGAAGAAAAATGCGGGAATAGTTTTTGATATACCGAATCCTTTTATTATATTTGCTGGACATACAAGAAGACAGTAGAGCCTTAGAGCCATACCCAATAGAGTCACGTCTATGGGGTGTGGCTCTTTTTGTTTTCACTGGTCAGCCTACCACGACAGGCTAGGAAGATTTTGGGCGACAGCGGTCGCTAACAGCCTCCTTGATACGATGTGTTGTGGCTCGTGTCGGGGAGGCTTTTTCATTAAGAGGTGCCAAAGTAATCAAAATAACAAAGTCGTTTTGATCTTATGGCTAAAATTGCGGGAGAAAATGATATTAACAATTTAAATATTATAGGATTATGAAGACGAATCAAGAGATGATCCGAATAATTGATAGCTTTTCTGTAATACAGAGAACGAGTGACGGATATTTTGACGGCAGTGAATTATTGCGTCAATGGAATAGCGTTTCGAATAATCCAAGAAGGCAAATGAGTAAATTCTTGGAAATGGATACGACTAAAGAATTTATATCTGCGTTATCAAAAGATGAAAGCCAAAGAGCAAATATGCTCATTGCTGAAAACCAGTTGATTATAAGAGTTAAAGGACGAACTACCAAGAATGGTAAAACTCCCGATAAAGTATGGATGAATCCTATTTTATTCATAAAATTTGCCATGTGGATCAATCCGACGTTTGAGGTCAAGGTTTTACGTTTTGTTTATGACGAAATGATCCGTTACCGTAATGAGGCTGGCGACGCTTATAAGGATTTGTCTTCTGCTGTCAAGAAAATCGTACCAAAAGACTTCATGCCAAAAGCCATGTCTAAGATAGCCGAGGCACTTAATTGGATCGTATGGAATAATCACGAGAGGATGCTTCGTAACAAGCACGGTGATGAAAGCAAGCAACGTGAACTGTGGCAACTGGAGAAGAAGATAGCCGATCTGATAAATGAGGGATTCATTACCTCATACGATCCGCTTATCAACTATCTACGGAAGCTTTATAATAAAAAGAATAATCCTGCGGTATTTAGACAAGCGATATAGAATATTTCGAACAATTAAAATTTTAAGATATGGAAGCAATTAAAATTTTTGAGAACGATCGTTTCGGTGAAGTGAGAGTAGCCGGGACAAGTGAGAACCCTTTATTTTGCCTTGTAGACATCTGTAAAGTATTGGAATTACAAGTCACTCCTACAAAAAACAGATTAAAACAAGACGGGGTTAGTCTGATTAAGGGGGTCTCAAAGACTACTAATCAATATGGTATCACTACAGAGCAAGAAGTTACGTTGACTTTTATTAATGAGCAGAACCTCTACAAGGTAATCATGCGATCCGACAAGCCGCAAGCCGAACCATTCCAAGACTGGGTATGCGGAGAGGTTCTCCCTTCCATCCGTAAACATGGAGCGTATATGACAAACGACACATTGGAGAAAGCCTTGACCTCGCCCGATTTCTTGATCCAGTTGGCCACAAACCTTAAAGAGGAACAACAAAAGCGTATCGAGGCCGAGCGGAAAGTAACTGAGGCCGCTCCCGCCGTGGCTTTCACGAAGGCCGTTCAATCAGCGAATAGTTCCTGCCTGATCGGTGAGCTCGCCAAGCTGATCGCTCAAAACGGATATTCCATCGGGGAGAAAAGGTTGTTCGCATGGATGCGTGACAACGGATATCTCGGAAAGCATGGTGAGAGATACAATATCCCTAACCAGCAATACGTAGAGCAAGGCTTGTTCGAGTTGAAGAAAGGCGTAAGATCAGGGGATAACGGGGTGCTGCATACTACTATCACGCCGAAGGTCACCGGAAAAGGACAAGTTTACTTCGTGAACAAGTTCTTAGGTAATAAGGAGGCTTGTTGATTATCATAATATATCATTAAAAAATCATCATTTGAGAGGATTTTGTTTATTATAAATTTAAAAATTAAAAAGAACATGGGAAGTAACACGGACGCTCGTATTACGAGCATTGTAAGCCAGCAGGCCTTCTTAGAAATGGAAGAGTTGGAAAAAAAGTTGGAAAGATCGGTTTTGTTATCACGTGAATTGATTAACAACATGAATGAATTATCGAAATTTTTCCCTAAGATCAAAGAAGATTAGATTATACATGATAAAAACATTTTAGTAATCATGTATAAATAGCAGTTGAATTTATGTTTAAGACTTGATTTAGTATATCCCCCCCTCATGTCGTGAGACAGCAAGGGGGATAAAAAATCCCCTCCAGAGCCTTTTGGGTGGAGGGGATTTGAAGGTGGGTTACCAATCGTCATTGTTATTAGAATTGTCTGTGTCATATATCAATGAGTTAATTAGCCCATTGATAAAAATTTCAATTTCATCTTTTGCCTCTTTATATCTAATATCTCCATTAGTTTTAAATAAATACAGATCAGTGCTGTTTTTACCCTTATCTAAAAACAAGTAACACTTTTCCATATAACCGCTATAAGTATATAGTTTATTCTCGGAAGGAGTATCCACTCTAATTCTATTATCCTTAAACCTAAAGATCAGATTACATTCCAAGGTATATGTAAATTTCTTTCCTAAAACTTTTACTTGGCAAATATCTTTGTATACACCTCTTAAATTAATCATTTCATTAGGGATATTACTTGTCACATCATCTGGAGAGATATATTTAGACGTGATAGAAGATAAGACCTTAGCGTAAAGATCGCTGGCTTTTTGATCATCAAAGTTGAAAACAACGTAATTTTGTGATGGATTTTCTTTATTTATAAATCCACCGGGGACAATTTCAAATTGAGCTTGTGCCATGCCGCAATTTAAAATAATTAAAAATAAAAATATTTTTTTCATTAGATATCACAAATATATAAATTATAATCCCGGAATTTGTATTTGAAAGTCATAACTGCCATGATGATTGCCGCAAAACAAACTGCCTTTATCTGTGTTATTCTTACATCCTATTTTGACACATGTCTGATTAGTCTTTTCTCCGTTCATTTTTTTATATAAATCCTTTTTAAGTTCAATGACATATAGATCTTTTTTGGAGTCTATATAATTTATAATCAAGGATTTCTTATTCTTATCAAAACTGCCAAGATATTCCCCTGTGAGATTATTTCTAATAGAGTCATTAGACATTTTTCCTATAAAACCTAGCCTTATGGCCTTATCTTCTTTTTTATTTGCCATTAGCACGATAAGATCTTCCAATATTAACGCTCCTGCAAGACCGTCGTATTGAACTTCATGATTATTGTTTACCACTGAGATAATACCGTATTCTCCTTCTGTAGGGAAATTAGTATCTATTGGATTTAAAGGATCGTCCTTCGAACAAGAGCATACCATTAAAGCTATACAAATTATAGCAAACAATATTTTCTTCATGACTTGATTTAGTTTAATTAATGATGTGACAAAGGTAGATAATAGTGTTAACAAAAGCAAATGGTATAGGGGGGGGAATTACATGTTCGATAACATATTTCTTAATTTAAGTAGTACAAACTTTGTCTACCTCTTTTTCCCGAACAACTCGGAATGACTACCAATTCTAAGCAAGTCGATTATTTCTCCGTCAATCCAAATAAGAAGAAAATCCCCTTCTATATGGCATTCCATACAACCTTTATACTCACCTTTCAACATATGAGGTTTGTATTCTTGTGGAATCGGATGGTCATTTATAAGCAGATTTGCGATATATTCAAAAGCTGCGATTTTTTTGGGGAATTTCTGAATACGTTTGAAATCTTTCTTAAACTGGCTTGTTGGGTGTAATTTCTTTTTCACTTCATTAATTCCTCCATCAAGCTATCCACGCTGTCGAACGTTTCTTTATTCTTGGTCGTGCGTGCTTCCCTTATAGCCGCTATCGTTTCCTCATTTGGCTCGGAGTATACAGCGTCCATCAAGGTGCTCTCCACGAAATTATTTAGGCTCCTATTCGCTTTCTTGGCTTGTTCCTGCAATATTTGCAACAAGTCCTCACGTAAACGGAACGAGGTTTGCTTTCTTATTACTGCTTCCATATTACTTCTGTATTATATTGTATCGCAAAGGTAATGCATTGTATGCAGAAAACAAACTTTCATGATTTTTATTTAGAGGATTGCAGGTTATATCATTCCATCTTAATCTTAACATCCACTTCAACGGGTATTGGTTTTTGACAATGGGGGCAAATGATTGTTTTGGCTTGTGGGTGTATATCGTTTGGAGAGGCGAAAAGTTCCCACATAGGGACTTCTAGGGCAGATGCAATCTTTTCATAAGATGTAATATTAGCAGTGCCATTAATTTGAGTGGATAGTGTAACTCGACTAATCCCCATTTTATCGGCTAATTCGTTTATAGTAACACCTTTCTCTTTTAATAATTCCTTTATTCTATTCATAATCTTTTCTATTGTTTGGTGCAAATATACATCAAAAAGTAAAATGTAAAATAAACTGCTTACAAAATAATGTTAATTGTATGCCGTTTTATTGTCAATTACTTTTATGTGTAAAACAAACTACTTACATTTGCATCATCAAAATAAAACAACAGTACAATGGCAACACAGAAATATAACAAGAGTGAGATCATGAAAGAAGCGCATAAGATCTATAGAGAGTGCAAAATATACGGACGTACATTCGGCTCGTGCCTTAGACAGGCTTGGGGATCGGCGAAAGCGATGGTGCAGCTTGCGGAAAAACGTGCGGCGTTTGCCAAGGAACTTGCGGAAAGATCCCATGCTGTAAGACTTACTCATGTCGGTATGGCTAGCCTTTACGGTAACAGGGTTTATTCGGGTGATTGATAACTATACATTAATAATATAAGGAATATGGAAACGATAGAAGTATTGAAGAACGTACAAAGGATTGCGTTGGAGTGTATGATCGGAAGGAAACCGGTACATATAAACGTAGGCGTTATGCCGGAGACGGGCGGTTTATGCGTCACCGTACAAGACAGGTCTCACGATGTGGTCTACATGGAGATATTCAATGACTGGATGCCGGATCACAAAGAATGGAATAAAAAGACCTACGATAGGTTCATGAGCGTAATTAGCGACATGACTTGCGTAAGGCTTGCGGGATAACTCGAACGACGGGGAGAGGATCGGAAGTAGATGCCCCTCCGGTAATATCGCCGGAGGGTTTGAAGAGATTTTCAACAACAAATATATTAAGATCATGAAAGAATTAGTATTTAAAGGCGATAATAATCGCATTTTTACGAACAGCTTGTTGGTCGCTGAGAAGTTTGGCAAATTACATAAGAACATTATGCAGACCATCAAAGACTTAATGACATCGGCTGAAAAATCAGCCGATGTCATTAAGTCTGAATATCCAGACAATTATGGACGTATGCAGCCAATGTATATTATGAATCGTGATGGATTTACATTATTGGTTATGGGCTTTACTGGTGATAAGGCCCTTCAATTCAAGTTAGATTATATTGAGGCTTTCAACCGTATGGAAGAGCAGATCAAGACTGGAGGTTTCCAGATTCCACAATCTTTCTCGGAGGCGTTGATGTTGGCGGCCAAGCAGCAAGAGCAGATAGAACAGGCAAATAGAACTATCAGCAAGCTCCAGCCCAAGGCCGATTTTGCGGACAAGGCTTTCGAGACCTCGGACAAGGTTGATATCGGTATGGCTGCAAAGATATTGAAATTAGGGTTCGGAAGAAACATCCTCTTCAAGAAGCTTAAAGAAATGGGCGTGTTCTTCTCCAACCGGAACGAGCCGAAACAGAAGTACATCAACGCCGGGTATTTCGAGATGACCGAGAAGTTTATTGAGAGGGAGAATCATCCGGGCTTTGTCGTGACAAAGGTACTCGTAACCCAGAAGGGGCTGGCTTACATAAACCATCTTCTGGGAGGTGATCCCGGTGACGGTAAGATTACTAGGATTGTTTGAAAGATTCCCTTCCTTGACTATGCCAAGTATAAAATGTGACCTAAATAGATTAGATGTACGGATTAAGTACGTATACCCAAGACTTTAACATTTTGTGACTTGAAAATAATTGTGAAATATTAAAAGATTGATTGAATATGAAAGAGAATGATATTACAGAGATTAGTGATAAAGAATCCATCTTCAAGCTGTTAGATCATTACAGAGGTGATGTCGTTAATCTGAGCGTAAGCTTTAATATACTATTTGACGAGGTGCTGAAGATAAAACGTGATATAAGAGAGTTGAAAGGAGCAAAGCTCCCAGCTAAGGCCACGATGATACCATTGAAAGGAGGCCGATATGGAAAGTAATATAAAGCGACCGGATAGCCTTCATGATGATTGACTCTGGATAATAAGGGTCGGGGGATTGCCTCCGGCCCTTATTCATTACCTGCTTGTCTCTCTCATAATAAATATTGAATTATTCTTCGTTTTTCAAGGTGAGGATATTGGACGTTGGATTATTATGGGTATATTTGCGAAGAGCCAAAGAGCCGTACCGGAGACGTATTTGTCCTCGGACGGCTCTTGTTATTTATACGCTTATGATAAAGATTTCTTTGATAATAGACAGTAAGGAGACGGATATAACCAACGATCTAATGAATTGGGATGATATCGAGTTATCTTTTACTCGAAAGGATTTTGGTGGAATATATCGTAAGTTCGCCAAGAAGTTCGAGTTCGTAAAAGGAGCTTACGATCTTTTGACGGATTTATACCTATCCAAGTATATTGAATCTTCCGCAAAGATAGTGATATATCGGCAAATTAACGATCTTACGTACAAAGAGGCGTATCGTTGTTCTTTGGACTTTATGAGCTATAGTGACGATGGGCATACGCTTACCTTGAGCGCAATCGATGATGATACCTATTCCATTATCAACTCCCAGAAATCGCAGACTTTTGATATCCCTGTGAGTGATATAAATAAAATAAGCTTGATTTATAAAAGAATATATCTTAATAATAGGGTATCTTGGGTTATAAATCCAAATGACCCAGATAATGAACAGACAGACCCGGATGTTTATCCTATAAGGTTCGCTCTTGCCACGGAGTTCCCTATGGTATACGGTGACGCTAATTTTCCTATCAAAGGGATGATTGAGCAGTTTGATATAGGTTCCCATGTTGGAGAATTATCTTATTATAGCATGACATCGTTCGTGAAAGCCTTAGCTCCGGTTAGTATAAGATTGATATTAAAGTTTGATATGAGGCTTGATTCTTATGACATGGATTTCATGCCTTCTTTGTGTTTAGGTAAAAGGAAAAAAGAGGAGATAGAGTTTCCCAAAGAAGATATAGCCTACTTTTCAGGTATTGGACAAATCGTAAATGTTAATATCGATCGAGGCATAGACCTAGAGGAAGGTGATGAATTAATGCTATTCTTTGTTTATCCCAATAGCATAATTACATATGCGAAAGCCACGTTATTAAACGTGAAAGATATAAGCGTAACGTATATCGCAAAAGGAGATCCGGTAACCATAGATGCCATTAGAGCTTCTGATTTGCTGACATCCTTGCTTAAAAAGATAGGGCTTAAGGATTATACCGGGGAAATAAAGACCGGGAATATTCCGATCCCCTATATCATGGCGGCTGAGAGCATACGTGGGATCAAGGACGCAAAGATACATACGTCATTCTCTAAGTTCACGGAGTTCGCCAAGGCCGTGTTAGGCTATGACTGGGAGATAGATGATGTCAACAGAAAGGTTATATTTAAGCCTCTAGGCGATTTTTATGATTCCGTGACCGATCCGTTGCCATTGACGGAGATAAACTCCATGACTCATACGATAGATAGTTCGGTAGTCTATAGCGGCGTGGAAGTGGGTTACGACAAACAGGAATACGACGAGATAAACGGGCGTGACGAGTTTCATTTCACGAACTCATTCAGCACGGGGATAAAGGCCACGGACAATGTCTTGAAGTTGATAAGCCCTTATCGTGCCGATCCTTATGGCATAGAGTTCCTCGTGACTGAGAGGAATGAGGAGACGAAGGACACTGATTCGGACAATGACGTGTTTATTGTGGATGCCGTCTTTGGAAGTGGTGGATTAACCCCTCGTACAATGATCGTTGAGCCATCATATCCCATAACCGGCGTTCTATTCCCCGATACCATGTTCAACGCCGCCTATTCCCCAAGGAATATGCTGATGGCCAACAAGGGATACGTCGGTATGTCCGCTAGCGGATTGATGTTCACGTCCTCGGAGGGCAATGCCGATGTATCCATAAAAGGCATATCCGAACGTGGAGGGATTTCCATAGAAGATAGTGATAGGTTGTTGAGATCCGATAAGATAAAGGTGTCTACCATTGGGTTATCCCCGTTCCCGGGTAACTATAAGGGACGGATATCATGCTCCTTTTCCGGTAAGACGTACGTGGGATACGTGTCCGATATAACCGAGCGTATCGGGAAAGGTCAGACGGTAGATTATGAGTTGCTCCTTAAAAACATAACATAACCGTTTGATTATAAAAAAATAATACTTACTTTTGTCTCAGAGCCTAAGAGCCGTTCCCGGAGGAGTCGTATCCTTTGGGTGCGGCTCTTTTTATTTATATGCGTATATGAGGTTGAAAGATTGCATTAGCGAGGTTTGCCCTCTCCTTTTTGACGTGAGTTCCCCGTCCGTGGAGAGACCGGTGGAGTATATCCAGAGGATTGGGTGGGATAACGATCCTATCATCGTGCAATGCCTGATGGGTAACGTGAGCTGCTATATGCGAATATACGATCTCTCCACGGGGCAATATATACGGGTGAATCCCTCCAAGATCAAGATAAACAATACTTCCTATTTATATGAGTTCATGATAACGATGGATCTTGACAACGGTATTTACAAGGCCGTGATAATGACGGGGTACCAATCCTTGGAGAGTGTCGTGTTCCGTAAATGTGACATTGACGAGTTTGCCGAATGCTCCTTGATAAGATATACCCATCCTGATAATATCGTTCCGTTCAAGGCCATATTCGATGCGGGGGATGATCGCAAGAGAGTATTTACCTTAGCCGTAGAGGGAGGTTTCAAGACGGATGGTAGGTCATTGCATGTGAGTAACGAGTTCTTTCGTACTCAAAACCAGAAACTCATAGAGCTATATAGCGTTCCGTACGATGACATGACTTTTACCCTTGGGGATAATAGGGGAGTCCCGTTCGAGATGGGGAGATTGCTGAACAATATCCTATGCCTAGGCCATGTGGAGATAAACGGGGAGAGATACGTGAGGAGCGAGTCCAGCGTTCCAGAGCAACAAGTAGTATTGGAGGGCTCACCACAATATATCTATACGGTCAAGTTGGAGAGATCCCCATACGAAGAAGAAGACTATGCGGATTCTCCCAATCTATGGTTCCTGCGTGACGATTTCGTGGACGCTAACGGATATGTGCTTACTAACGAAGATTTATCATGGGAGGATTGATTTATGGGAAATAACGCTTCTACGAGAAGAGGGATAAGACCTAGGATACCGGACGTGCTTACGGTTAGCGTTACGGATGACAAGATGGGATCGGACTATACTGTATACTCATCCGCCTCTACGGATAAGTATTTTTTTAGGAAAGGGAACGTGATGTCCAATAAGGACAGGTATTATATAGATGAGGAACATGTGTTCAGCTCTTACCTAGCCGATTACCTGTTCATGTACAAGAGGGATGTCGTAAAGGGAGGTGAGACCTATGAGCCTAGCGATACGAAGGTCTTCTCTGTCAGTAAGTCCATAGAGCTTTTCGTCACGAAGACCCAGTTAAGCGATTCTATAAACGATGTCAGGTCGGAAATTCCGGATGTCAGCAGTTTTCTAACATCTTCAGATCTTAGCGGATACGCTACTAAATCTGATTTGGATAGCTTAAGGGATGAGATAATAGGAATGTTGCCTGAGAGCGGAGCAAAATAATAAAAAACGATAAAAAATAGATGTATGGCTATAACGATACAACCCATCAAAGATAATAGAAATGGTCAGACTCCGGATAACGGGGCGCAGATGGTCGATAAGATCAACAGTAATTTTAAAAATGTATCAGAGGGAATAGGAGAGGTGGATGGTGACGCTGTCCATTTGGGAGATCAGTCATCCCAAGTAAATTATGAGACTCCTAAGACCTCAGCTGACATGGCGATACAAGCGGTGAAGGATGACAAGGGAAACGTGATAAAGGATACTTATTCTACAAACATGGCTACCGGTATAGACGAGTTCCCAGAATTCTCCGATAAAGGAGTGTACAATGCGGGAGATATCGTGAGAAAGGATGGGCGTATATATGAGTTTACGCAAGCTCATTCCTCGAAACCGTGGATTGGCACGGACGCTAGGGAGACGAGCTTGAGGAAGGAAATAGATAGATCCATATTTACTACTTCTATTTCAATAAATTATAGTGGAA